GACTGACAGTGAGGCCCCCGGCTAGAGGGTGGGACCGCCGATCTGCTAGGCGGCGGCTGTGACGGCGGCGGTGGCGTAGGCGGGCCGTGGTGCGTCGGCGCGGCGCACGTTCTCCGTCCAGCGGGCGACAAACTCCCGGTGCGCCTCGGCGGTGGGCCGGTAGAGTTCCGGGCCGGTGCGGTGCTCAAAGGTGGCGGTGGCGGCGTAGGCGACCAGTTCGGCGTCCTTGATGCGGTAGTCAATGCGCCGACAATTCTCGGCGCTGACCCACAGGTGCGAACCTTCGTCCGTCTCGATGTAGAGGCGCAGGCCCCACTGTCCATCGTGGGTGCGGAGGACGAACCCCTTCGTCCCCTTCGCGACCTTGCGGCCCCGGACAACCTCAATGTGTGCGCCGGTAAGGTTGACCATGTCCGGGGCGATCTCGCCCAGCACGCGGCGGGCCAGTTCCAGCCAGCGCGCCCGGTACAGGTCTTGCGCGTGGGCGTGCAGGTCGGGCGTAGCGTCGGCCTGGGCATGGCCGCCGCCACCGTAGCGGGTGCTGGCGTACTCGACGCTCTTGACCTCGCCATCGAGCGTGACGGCGACGGCGATGAAGTCGCTGTCGTCGTACCCGTTGACCTCATAGGTTGCTAAGGTGCGGCCTTCGGCGTAGACGACGCTGCGGCTGCCGTCCGGGTTGACCACCACGCGAGCGCCATACTCGGCATCAATCTCGCGCAGCCAGGGGGTGTTGAGTTGACCGTCTTTGCCGTGTTCGCCGTGGAGTGTCCTGCGGATCATGGTGCGGTTCCCTTTCGTGCGCCTGTAGCCGGGGCGCTTTATCTAGTGTTGAATAGATTGTAGCAGATAATCAAATCGTTGTCAAGCACATTCCGTCACGAATTTTCAACGGGTTGCGCGGGCTAGGAGAAGTGCAGAACGTGGTGAGGCCGGACAACGTAGCGGGCGACCTGTTGCCCCTCGGCCACGACGACAACCACGTCCGGGCTGACCTTGCCGACCTCGCCGCCTAGCTTCTTCGCCTCGGCCGCGGCCTGGGCGCGCATATCGGCGCGGGCCTGGGCGCGCTTGTCGGCGTAGGCGACGACGACCGGATCGGCCTTGCCCTCCTTGCGGGCGACCTCAAAGCCTACACGGTGGAGCCTGGGGAGTGGGTTGCGCTTCGCTGTGCTCATGGTTCCCTCCGGGGTGAACCTCACTAATGGGGTTAGTCTCTGTGCTTTTGATAATAGCAGATAATCAACTTTTTGTCAATAGGGAAATGGTGTGAGTTTGCAATCTGTTAGATGCCACCAGAGAAAAAGACGGCCCCGGCTGTAAGCCGGGGCCGGTCCCACCTGTAGGCGGGCGGTCTACTGGAAGGCGACGATCTGCGTGCGGACGTTCGTCCCTACAGCCTTGAACGCGTCGGCGGGGCAGTCCTCGACGTGCTCGGCGCGCTCGGCCAGGGTCGCCCATAGCTTCATCTTCTTGCGCAGGCTGTCGGCGGGGATGACGGCGGTGAGGACGCCACTCGGGGCGAGGAAGCGGAGGGCGTGCGTCAGGTGCTTGGGCGCGGCGTTCCCGTCATCGAAGGTCGAGAAGGGCGGATTCATGAGGATCGTGTCGTAGCGGAACAGCTTGGGGTGTCCGGGGTCAAGCTCTAAGAAGTTGGCCGCCATGACCTCATAGCCGCCCGGTAGGACGGTTGCGGGCCGGATCGTGCGTAGGTGCTCACGCCGGTGCATATCCAACTCGACGGCGGTGATCCGGATCGGTGTTGCGCCTACGCTGCGGAGGGCGGTCAGCAGGAGCGCGCCGTCGCCCGCAGAAGGCTCAAGCACGAGGCGGAAGCGTGCGCCGTGCTCGCGGGCGATCTGTCCTACCCGGCGCGCCACGCTGTAGGGGGTGGGGAAGAATCCCAGGTGGTTCGTAGGCGGAACGTAGCCGGTGGAGATCAGCTCGCGCAACCGGCCGCGCACGTCGTAGGGAAAGACGTGCGCCTTGCGGTAACGCTGCCAGTCTCCGCCAAGGGCCTCGAAAGCGCCGTTAACGTCCTGGTAGACCGGGCGCGGAAGGGTGACGGCGATCCGCACCAGAACCTGCTCGACGTTCCCGGCTGGGTCTGTGATTTCCTCATAGGCGAGCGCGTCACCTTGCAGAACGTCCCGCGCCTGCGGGCCTAGCATGTAGCCGTTGCGTACTTTGTTTGCCATGTGTGCGACCTCACGGAATGAATGCGCCCCGGCTGTGGGCCAGGGCGCTAGGTGGTAGACAGGTGGGCCGGGTCAGTCGGCGGCTGCAAGCATTTCCTCGACATACTGCGGCGGGGGGTAGACCTGTAGAGCGTCGGCGGCTGGCGGCTGCTCCTGGGGGTCTACCCCGGCGATGCCGCAGGCGTTGTCGGGGCGAGAGGTGTCCACCCCGCAGATCGCCCCGGCCCAATAGAGGGCGGAGGCGTTGCGCTGGCGAGTCCAGGCGGTGATCGAGGGCGTCCAGCGGAAGCTGTGCGCCTTGAGCCGGTCACACATGGCCTCGTCTGGTTTGGCGTCAAAGAAGATTTCGACGCGGTTCGTGTCGGCGTTCTCCTCGATGCGCCCGCCGTCGAAAGTCCAGGCGCCAGCGGGTTTCGCCTGTAGAGCCTTGATCTCCTCGATGCGCTTGAGCATGCGCCGGATGTTGGCGTTGTGGTTCTGGAAGACATAGGCCGGGTATCCCGGCCCCTGATAGGCCAGATGAGCCGGGGGCGCGACCAGGGCGGCGGCCTCGGCGGGTTTGTAGGCGAGATCGTCCACCAGCTTCTTGACCTTCGCCGGGGCGTCGAGCTTGGCGTTGCGGACAATCTTGTTGGCCGCCTTCCAGCGGGCGGCGTCACGGCGGGCGGCCTCTACCTTGACCTCAAGCTTGGCTATGGCGTCGGGATCGCCGGATCGGATCGGGGCGCGCCCGGACGGTTGCCACTTGGCGGCGAACCACTTCGCCATCTTTGCTTGCCAGTCGATCCACTCCTGGCGGCGCTTATCGGCTGTAGCGAGGCGCTTGGCGTTGCGCTCGGCGGGGAAGTTGCTCGGGCCGGTCACGGCTGCGGACATACACCGGCCCAGCGCGTCTATGTAGGCGTAGAGGTGGCCCACCCAGCGCGCCCGGTAGTTTTCCAGGTCAACCGCCAGATCGTTGCGCCGATCCGGGGTGTCGGCTAGAGGCTCATAGCGGGCGGCGAAGGCGTTCATGTGCTCTACGTACTCGGCTTGATAGACGGCGGCTGTACGATCCGGCGTCCAGCTAAGGCCGCGATAGGCGTCAGCGATGCGGGCGGCGTCCAGGGCTGGGGTGTTGAGTATGTTCTGCATGGCGGGGTTCCTTTGCTCACTGTCATCGAATGACATTGACGATGGCGGGGTAGGTAGGTCAGGCCCGTTCGCGCCACTCTGCCGGGAGTGCGGTCGGGTCTACGAGGCCGGTTCCGTCACAGAGGCCGCAGCCCATGACCTCATTGAACGCGTCGAGGTCGGTCCCGTCGCCGCCGCAGCCCGGACAGGTCGCCCGCATGAGCCAGCGGCCAGCGGCGTTGCACTCTTCCAGGAACAGGCCGACAGCGTAGTCCCACACCTGCGGCCCCATGGACGGATCGATGACCTCACTAAACTCCTTGCGGAAGTAGGCGATAGTCGCCTCTGCGACCTCCGCCTCGGTCACGTAGACGATCTCGGCTGCGGCCTGGGATCGGTTGACCGCGAGCTTTTCCGGGGCGAGGGGATCGCCGGGGGTGACGGCGGCATAGAAGATGCCCCGGATTGAATCGCCCGCCCAGGTCAGCGTTCCGGCCAGGGGGCGGGCGGCATTGTAGATTGCGGCGTCGGCGGGGATCGGGTCGCCGTCCGGGGTGACGGTCGGGCGGGCGGCCAGCGTAAACCGCTTGTGCAGGGGCGGCGGTGCGGCTTTCGTCTTGCGGCCTGGGCCGCTGTAGTAGGTTCTGCTCATGGTGGTGTCCTCTGCTTGGATGGTGGTAGGATTCAGGTTGCCCGCCCCGGCTGTGCAGGGCCGGGGCGGGCGAGCGAAGGGCGGGGCGGCCTCCGGCTAGGCCGCCCCTAACCGTCACGGCCCAGGCGGGCGGACCGGATTGCGAGTACGCATAGGTTTGGTTCCCCTTTCCCTGTGAAGTGTGACCGGGCGGCTCTGCCGGGAGCTTGCCCGTTCCCTTAGATTGTAGCAGATTATCAAACGATTGTCAAGCAAAATATACCTTAAAATATCAACTCTTTGCAGGTTACAGGGTAGAGGACGCCCCCGGCTGTATGGGCCGGGGGCGGTTCGGGCTAGTAGCGGATGAGGCTGCCCAGGGCGGCGGCGATGACGTGCCATTCCTCGACACGCTCAACGCCCAGGTCGCCCGCCGCCATGCGGCGGTTGAAGCTGGCGCTCGTCTGGTAGGTTTCCCCGGCGTCGTTCCGGCCTACGAACAGGGCGGCCATCTCGATCTCGACGCTAGACAGGGCCGGGAAGTGCTCGACCTCGCGGCGGGTGTAGTGGCCGGTGGCGTACCAGTGGCCCTCGGCCCCGTACCGGCACTCCATCAACTCGATGCGGAAGAAGCTGCCGTCAACCTGGATGGTGCTGCGCCCGGTCTGGCTGGCGTACTCCCGATCCTCGGTCAACCGTGCAAGGGCCTGGGCCTGGGCCTCGCTGCGGCGGCGGCTGTGCGCCTCTGCGCCTTCCAGGGCGAGCACCAGATTGCGGCGGGCGTAGTCCTCGCTGACGGCGGTCATGCGGCGCTTGCCGCCGTTCACCCGGTAGATGAGGCCAGCCACGCTAACGACCGTGGTGTAGTCCAGGTGGTCTACGATGGCGGCGCTGCCGTCCGGCTTGCGCACGGCCCGGATTGCGCGGGTGAGGTAGAATTTGCCGTCTTCGCTCTTGCCGTCCACGCGGTAGAGGATGCCGGTCTTGGGGTCTTCCAGGTGCGTAACCTGCTCGGCGGTGGCGGTGGTCGTGTCGGCGGTCATCGGGCGGTGTCCTTTCGTCTGTGCGCCTGCCGGGGCGCTCCGTTTGTTGATGATTTGATTATAGCAGATTATCAAAGCGTTGTCAAGCGTTTGAGGCTATGAGTTTTCAACCAATTTGAGGCAACTTGAGGCAACTTTGGGGCGGGGCGCAGGAAGGGCCGCAGAGCGTTTCGAGGTCTAAACATACACGCGCCTTCCAGGGAACGGCGTGGAGGCCCTCTGCGTGGGTCACTTTTCCTGGGGCCGGGGTAAAAAGAAGCGCCCCGGCTCACACAGCCGGGGCGCGGTCTACAGGTCACGCGCTAGACGGCGGCGGGCAGGCCCAGGTTGAGGCGGATCGCCATATCGCTGCGCTCGGCCCCGCCCGCTGTGCTACCGTCTTTGAGTCGGACGTAGAGGCACGACCAAGCGGGCGACAGTGCGTAGGGCTGCCCGCCTTCGGCGTCGGCCCAGCGAAGGCGCACCCGGTCAAAGCTCTCATCCCGGTCTGCGTAGTCCTCTGTTCCGGGCGGGTAGTGCTGGATGAAGATTGTCCGGGCGGGATCGAACCCGAAGCGGTTGACGACCTGCGTAGCGATCTCCTCGATGGCGTTGGTGATCGACAGGTTGTCGGCGTTGCCGGGTTGGTCGCTGATGACGACGATCCGGGCGCGTGGGTCCGGGTGGAAGCGATCCCGGTAGACGCGCAGCCGGCAAAAGCCGGTCGCCCCGTTCGCGCCCCGGTACTCTAGGCGTGTATCAACCTGCGGCTCTGCGGGCAGCGTGTCGGCGGCCTGCCCCGACGACCGAAGGGCGTCGGCGGCCCATACGATGACCTGCGCGGCTTGCCCCGGCGACCGAAGGGCGTCGGTGGGTACTGTGTTTTCAGGCATGTGCGTTCTCCGTGTTGACAAGGGCGCGGACGCCCGCGAGCCACCCGGCCGCGACCCGGGCGCGGCGATCTAGCTCCGCGTCGGTCGTCCGGTGTGACGAGTTGATCACGCGTTGACGCATAGCGATCCTAAGCTCTGCGGCGGTAGCGGCCTCTGCTCCCAGGGTGCGGGAGAGGTGAATCAGCAGATCGCAGTCGGCCTTCCGTTGCAGGTGTGCGTAGTCGGCCCGGATCAGCCGCAGCAGCGATCCCAGCAGGAAGGGGATGCCCGCCCAGGAGTCGGCTACGCTGCCGACGCGGAAGGAGAGGCCAAGATCGTCCGGGCCGGACAGGTAGAGGACGCCGCCCACCGTGTAGAAGGTGACGAGCAGCGTCTGTCCGGTCACGGCGAAGAAGTAGCGGCGGTGGGCTGTGTCGGCATGGGTGAGGCCCAGGCGGGCGAGATCGTCGGCGGAGAGGTGCTTGTCGATCCGCACGCGCTGCGAGGGGGCGACGTAGCGAATGGCGCCATCGCTCGGCGGCGGGGTGCGGCGCGGGCGGCCCCGCTGTCGGCGCAGGTAGGTCGGGCTGTCGCTCATCGTGGAATCCTTTCCCCGGCCTCAATGTCATTGAATGACATTGAGGCCGGATGACAGTAGAGGCTTAGGGAAGCTCGGCCTTGCGGTGGCCGGGGACGCTCAGCGCGCCGCCGCGTTCTTTGGCCGGGGTGATCCGCACCGATCCGGCCCGGATCGTTTCCTTGCGGTGCGGTTCCAGGATGGCCCGCACTTCCGGGCTGGACTGGCACAGGGCGTCGAGGGCCTTCGTGTCGTAGCTGGCGCTGCGGCTCGGCTCAATGCGGTTGACCGTGGCGAGTTCGGCGTCGTAGCGGGTCACGTCAGCCTCAATCAGCGCGTCCTCGACAACCTTCTTAGCGGTGGCGACGATGGCGGCGTAGTCGTCCGCCAGGGCCTTCGCCCGCACGTAGACCTCTAGAGCCTTGTCAATAGCCTCTTTCGGGGTGGCCGCGAGCTGCGCCCGCTGGAGCCCTGCCGTCATGCGCTGAACCTTCACATCGTTGGTGTTCACTGTCGTTGTCCTTTCGTACACTTCTGCCGGGTTGGTGTAGGTGGTTCCCGTCGCCCCCGGCCCGAGTCCGGGCCGGGGGCGTAGTTCCCTAGATGACCTGCTCGGCCTTCGCCGCCCGCTGCGCCGCCCGCTGCGCCCGCCGCGCTGCGTTCTGGCGCTCGCGGCGTAGAGCCTTACAGATCGGGCAAAGGGCGGTCGTCGCCTTCTGATTCTTCAGGCGGCGCTCGTCGGCCCGCGTGCCGGGGAAGGTGGCGACGACGCTAAAGGCGATCCCGCGCTGGGCGGCGACCTGCGTGAGCCGTGCGCCCCGCCCCTTGCGGTGGAGTTCGATCCGGGCCTCAAGGTCGGAGGCCCAGCCAATGTAGTGCTGTGTGGTGTGGCGGTCGGAGATCGGGGCGTCAAAGTGAAGAATGTAGACCGTACCCTCGACGCCCTCGCCCTGCGGCTCCCTGCCGTAGAAAGCTTTGCGCTCGGCGGGCGTCCACTCGCTGACGGTGCGCGGGGCGTAGAATTGCACGTCTGCCTCAATGACCTCAAAGGGGCTGCGGGCTGCGCCGCCAGTCTTGATTTCCGCCCCGGTCTGTGCTACCATCTCGTTAGTCCGCTGCATGGCCCTGTCCTTTGCCGTGTGGTGGTGGTTCCCTGGGCCTCGTCGGATGCCGGTCTGACGAGGCTTTTTTTTGTCCTACCCTTCGCAATTGATTATAACAAATAATCAATGCTTTGTCAACCCCTTTTTGGAAAACTCGCCAAAACTCGTCTATTAGGCCGCCCGGATTGATGGCCTAAAACAACCTATTGACTTTTGTTTTCAATCGGTTATACTTAGAGGCGGAAAGGGGGTGATACCTATGGCGAAACAGAAGTTACAGCCACGCACCGAAGTAGACGCGATCCTTGTGAAGCAGTTGATGATCGCAAAGGGGTGGACGCAGCAGGAGCTTGCGACCGCTGCGTCTATGAGCATGGGGACGTTGAGCCGGATGCTCAACGGGAAGCCGTTCCTGTCGAGCACGCTTGACCGGCTGGCGCAGACGCTAGAGCTTGATCCGCGTGACCTACAGAAGACGCAGGGGTTCCCCGCCCCGCGTTCATCGGCCCCGTACCCAGGGATAGGGGTAGAGGCGCGGGCGCGAGCCTACGCGTAACGACCTTTCCATCTGTCGGGGTGGAGTGGGGAACGGGGCCAGCCTCTAAACGGCAACCGCCCCACCTGTCAGCCGACAGATGAGGCGGTCACTTTGCCCCGCTTAGAGGTTGGGTGTATCTTACTCGCCTGCGAAGCGAAGATACAGGTTCTCTCGCTAGGGCCTAGCCGGGGTATGAAAGCGGCCAGACTTTCCTACCCGGCAAGATCACCCTTCCGGGCCGCACCTTAACAGTTGGTCGGAAGGATTATCTTCATTGTTGGACACAGCCCACGTTAGGCTGTGTCGCCCGGATCGGCAGACTACGCCGACAAGGGGCTGACCAGGGCCGCCCGCACGTCTGTTACATCGAGCAGCGTGTAGCGGGTGGTCATCCGACCCCCGGAATGGCCTAGCTGTTGGCTGAGGAGCAGGTCGTTGACCGGGCCGCGCCTGTAGCGGGCGAAGGTTGTCGCGAAGGCGCGGCGAAGATCGTGCGGCCCGATCAGAACGGCATCCATTCCGGCATCACGGATCGCCTGTTTGACGACCTTATAGACGCCCTGCGGCGTGAGCGCACCGTCGCCCCGTTCCGCGGGCCACAGCGGGCCGGTAGGAGGGAGCGTGTCGATCCACAGCCGCAGATATTTCCCGGTGGCGGCATCAAAGGCGACGAGGCGGGCGTGAACGTCCCGGCCGCGCACCTTCTTCGCCCGGTTGACCTGTAGCACGCCGGACCCATCGGCATCGAGCGTCACGTCTTCGACCTGTAGGCCAGCGCACTCCGCGCGGCGTATCCCGGTTCCGGCGAGGACGGCGACAATCGCCGGGTTGCGGAGAGGCGCATTGCTACAGCCCGCCGCCTCTAGCACGGCGAGGATCGCCGCCCGATCCGCCGCCTTCCGCAGCGGGGCCGATCCGTTCGGCGCGGGAAACCAGGCGCCATAATCCCGATCCACATGCCCCCGGTCTAAGGCCCACCGCCACAGTTGGCGCAGCCGGCGAACCACGTCCTTCTTTGTGTTGTACGACAGGTTCCGCCCTGTCTGTGTCCTAGCGTCTGTGTCGAGCCACGCGACGAAGCGCACAGCGTCTTCCTCGCGCAGCAGCCAGTCGCGCGCTGGGCCTTCCGCCGCCCACCACCGCCGCCAGTAGCCGACCTTGTCGGCGTAGCCCGCGACGGTGTAGGCGGGCAGCGTAGACCTACACGCGGCCAGCCACGTATCGATCAGCCGATCCAGGTTCCGGGCGAGCAGTTCCGGTACATCGGGGGTCAGGTTAATCGTTCTCGACATAGGCTCATCCTAGCAGTTCGTTTCGCACTCGTGAGGTTTGGGAGTAGAAAGGGCAAGATTTAGGCATCATGACCCACCCCGGAATCGGGTTGTTCACCGCCGCCGCCACCGCCACCGCCGCAACCCTCATCGGAGCGTCATCTGCGCTCAACAGCTACATCGATCACACGCCGCGCCCCTCCCGGCGTGACGGCGAAACCGCCCTCTACACGGCGGTCGGTGTGACCTACACCAACGCCGCCGCCTGTCTGTTCGTTTCCTTCGTGACGAAGGATTGGCGTGCCGGGGCCAAAGCCTTCGGCCTACTCACAGCCGCCTACGCCGTCGCCGGTCTACCCATGTTCTTAGGTGACGTAAGGCGCAGCGCCCGCAGCCGCAAAGAGCGACGGGCCGCCGACGCCGCATTCTACGCAGCTCTCCACACCCGCCACAGCCCACACCACCACGGACACCGCCGTATCCGCACCAAGCTTCCAGGAGCAACCGATGACCACGCCCAGGTTAGGTAGTACCCGCTGGCGCAAGATGAGGACCGAGCTAGAAGGGCTGCTCGCGGACGTTGCCGACTGGCACGCCGACATGCTCATCGAAATTCGGGACATGCAGAATAGCCGGGGGCCGAAAGACTTCACCCGGCTGCTCGCCCTCTTTGCCGAGTCGCAGGCCGCCCTCGCCGCCGCTATGAACCACAACGCGCAGATCATCGCCCGCTACAGCCCGGACGACGATCCGGCAGAGGACGATCTACGCGCCCGAGTCGAGCAGATTACGGACAACATGAGCGTCTTGGGCGAGGCGGTTACGTCCCTCGCCCTGCAACTACAAACCATCACCGACCGTATGCCCGTGGCCGTCGTCTACCCGCCGTCCGGCAACGGCGGGAATGGACACTTGACGACGACCAACGGTCATGCCCACCGCTGACCGGCGCGCGCCTCAACGTTCCTATGCGAACGCCCCGGCGCGCCTAGTCCTACAGGGAACCTATCATGAGCATCCACAGCAGCAACGAGGTATGGGCCAAGTCTAAGGCGAAGGGTAACTCTCTGCTGACCCTACTCGCCATTGCCGACGACGCCAACGACAACGGCGTCGCGTGGCCTAGCGTACAGCGGATCAAGGACAAGACGAACCAGGAGGAGCGCAACGTCCAGGTCTGCCTTGTCAAGCTCGTTGAGGCGGGCGAGTTGGAGATCAACTACAACAAAGGCCCGTTCGGTACAAACCTCTACCGCATCCTTATCGTAGAGCCGAAAGACCCCGACGCCCTCGGTGGCCCTCTGCCGCCCAACAAGCGCGGGCGACCGCCCAAGCGCCCCGGCGAAGCACCCAAACCCCGCGACCAGAAAAGGGTGCAAAATTCGTCAAAAAGGGTGCAAAATTCGTCAGAAGGGGTGCAAAGTTCGTCAGAAAGGGTGCATCAGCCTGCACCCGATCCGTTATATGATCCGTTATCTGATCCGTTAATTGATCCGTTACGCGATCATGCGGCTGCGCCGCCCCCGCCCGCCGAAGGCGCTCCGCCTAGCACGCCCGTTCCAGACACAGCCCGCGACGGACAGGTCGCCCAGGCGAGCGTAGCGAAGGTTCGGGCCGCGCCCGCGCCGAAACCCACCCGGATCAAAGAGAGTAACCGCTACTTCCAGCGCGGTGACGTGCTCCCGGAAGGCCGCTGGCCGGACAAGGCCACAGCCGATAACCCGGTCAAGCTCTACTACTGCTACTGGTCTATGAGCAGCCGGGATGAGAGGTTGACCGCGCCGCAGGCCGACGATCTGGCGAAGATGTGTCCAGACCTCAAGCGGCTCGATGACGTTCTGCTCGCCTACAGCCGGACGCCTTTCCGCCCGCGTAACCTCAACCTCGTCTTTGATTGGTATCTCAACGGAGTACCGGACAAGTACCGCGTGGCCGCTGCCGGACACGGCGACAACGCGCTGACCAATGGGATCGTTGCAAAGGGGAACCACCGTGAAGAGCCTCAAGCAGACGCTACAGGGCAACCCGCCGACACCGCCGCCGCCGACTTCTGGCGCAACTACTACGCCCAGCAGCAGTCCGGCGCAGCCGCCGCGTAGGGCCGCCGCAGAGGGTGACGGTCTACCGGTGGCCGCAGACTTTCCCCGGCCCACCCGCCCGGAGCCGCAGCCAATCCGCTGCCAAGTCTGCAAGGACGTGGGTTGGGTGCTCAAAGACGTGCCGACCCATCACCCCGATTTCGGTAAGCCGGTGCGCTGTAAGTGCAAAGAAGATGAGGACGCCGCGCGGCGTCTGGCGAAGCTGGCGGAGGTTGACGGGCTGACCGCCCGCGAGCGCCGCCGCAACCTGGACAACGTAGCGATCCACCCGCACAACGCCGACGCCGTCGCCGCCCTCGCCGGGGTGCTCGAGCGCGGGGCCGGGATCGTCGTGCTCGTCGGGCCGGTGGGCCGGGGCAAGACGACCCTCATGCACGCCCTCGCCAACTCTGCTAAGGAGCGAGGCCGGATCGCCATCTACTCTAAGATGGGCGATCTACTGGACTGGATCAGGCAAGCCTTCCGGGACGATTCAGAGGACGATCCGTCTGCCCGCTGGCGTGACCTCATCACCGCCCCGGTGCTGCTCATAGACGAGATCGACAAGTTTCACGCAACCGAGTGGGCCAAAGAGAAGTTCTTCGACCTGCTCGATTGGCGCTGGCGTTACCTAGAGGAGAAGATCACCGTGATCGCCTGCAACTCGCCCCTGGACGCCCTGCCCGCCCCGATCCGCAGCCGCCTGCTCGACGGCCGCGCCGCCGTGTTCACCATCGCCGGGGAGGACGCCCGCCCGTTCACCACCTGGGGCGCGCTGTAAGAAATTTGATGAATTTCATCACAGGCTATTGACAACGGTTTGATTGTGTGCGATAATCCTTCTGTCAATGTCATTCAATGACATTGACACACGGAACCACCAAGCGAACCGGCACACGCGAAAGGACACGAACATGCCGAAGGTGATCACGGTACTGAATTGGAAGGGTGGAGTGGGTAAGACGCGCACCGTGCGCGACCTCGCCCTCAACTTCGCCAAGATGGGGGTAGCGGCAACCGCCGTCGATCTCGACCCGCAGGCCACGCTCACAGACCTGTTGCTGCCCCACGTAGACGACCGCGAGCCGCACATCGGTACGCTGCTCGACGGCGCAGCGGGGTTCGGTGACGTGATCCAGATCGCCCCGGACGCCGGGGGCCGCCTCGCCGTGTTACCGGCTGCGGGCGGGCTGACCGACACCGAGGCCAAGCTGACGCTCAACCCGATCTCCATCTTCGCCCTACAGGGTGTGCTAGAGGACTACCCGGCGCAGCTTGGCGAGGTCGTGTTGATCGACACCCCGCCGAGCCTGGGGACGCTGACCACGGCGGCGCTGCTGGCCTCCGACTATCTGCTCATCCCGACACAGCCGGAATCCGCCAGCGTTGCCGGGATCACGAAGGTTCTGGCTTACCTCCGCGAGATCAAGCGACAGGTGCGCCGGGTCCCTAAGCCGCTGGGCCTCATCGTGACGATGGTAGAGCATAACAACCTGCACACCCGCGTCCTGGCCGACCTCTACGCCGCGCACGAAAAGGGCGACGGGCTGCCCGTTCTGGCGACGATCCCCAAGCGCAAGGGCGAAGGTGCTGACCGTGACCTGTTGACGCACTACGCCGCAGCCGCCCGCACCCTGGCGAACCTGCTCGACCTGGAAGTGGCCGCGAAGGAGGTGGCTTAAGATGAGCAGCTTCATTCTGGATCGGGCCGCGAAGGCCCAGGCTGACGGCATGACCGGCGTGAAGGGCATCGGCCCGGATCGCCTCATCCGTGACCCCGGCGTGCAAATGCGGGCCAAGATGGACGCCGCCACCGTTGCCGAGTACCGGGAGATCATGCTGGCCGCGGCCGGCTGGGGGCCGTTCCCCGCCGTCGTCGCCTATGAAGATGAGGACGGTAAGCTGTGGGCCGCTGACGGGTTCCACCGGATCGAGTCCTACATTCAAGCCGGATTCGATGACCCGATCCCGGTAGACCTGCGCAAGGGTGGCCGCCGCGTCGCGGTGCTCTACGCTGTAGGCGCAAACGCCACACATGGGCTGCGCCGCACCAATGAGGACAAGCGCAAGGCGGTGGCGGTTCTGTTGGCCGATCCGGAATGGTCGGCCTACAGCGACCGGGAGATCGCCCGGATCGCCGGGGTGAGCAACGACTTTGTAAGCCGCATGCGCCGTGACCTCGTGTCCGCCGCCGCCACAGGCGATCACGGCTCCGCACCTGTCGAGCCGATCCGCCAGGAGCGCACCTACATCACCAAGCACGGCACGCCGACGACGCGCACCTTCGAGATCAAGCCCGCCCGGACGAAGAATTTCGTTCCGCCCGAACCTGACCCGGTAGAGTCGGACGACGATGACGAGTGGACAGAGGTTCCAGAGGATGACGAGGATGACGATGAGGCCGGGGCCGGGGCGATCCTCGACGCTGGCGCCATCGAGCAGGCGCTGTCCGAAGCTACGCCGGTGCGCGTAGAGCCGCAGGCCCAGGCCGCCCCCGCCCTAGACGAAGACGCAGAGCAGCGGTGGGAAGCCATCGAGTTCGAGCTAGAGCAGCTCGCGGCGGATCACGCGCACCTTATCCTCAGCCGCAACCCGGTTGCGCCGGATTGGGAACGCTGGAAGGTCAGCGCAGGCAACGTCACCGGCAAGGGCGCAACGCTGGCCGAGGCGGTCGCTGACCTGCAACGGGCGACGGGAAGTTAATCAACCGGTTGAATGTAGGGGCTTGATTGTAGCCGCAGAAGGTGTATACTGCGGCTAGGCAGTGGGCGGCGGCGCGGGAACGCCGCCGCCCACCTAACCCAATCGCCGTGGTAGCGGCGGCGGGCTAACGGGGATGATACCCTTAGCAAGTCGGCAAACGCAACGGCGAACCCGTTGCGTTTTTTGTTGCCTGGGGACGGTCGGCATGTCAACACCTACTTCTACTCGCCACGGTCGCACACACTCCCTCGCTCCCGACACGGTCGTGATCGCGAGGCAGGAGCGCGGCATCGAGCAGGTCGCCGCCATCCTTAGCGAGAGCCTACAGTACGGCGCGGCCGTCGCCAGCGTTGCCCTGTCCGGCTGTGTCGTCTATCTGCTGTGGGCCTACTGGCCGCAGCCCCCCGGTGTGGTGATGGGCGCGGTTGTGCTCATTGCCTTCCTCGCGGGGTGGGCATGGCACACGCATATCCGGGTAGCTACCGAGATCCGCGAGCGCCGGGGCGACCTGGCGCGGCTGGAAGTCACAGCCGCCCAACTCAAGCTACAGGTCGAAGACCTCACTACCGCACTGCAGGTCGCTCTAGCCGACGCCTCCCGCGCACAGAAGGACGCCGACCACTACCGCACCATGGCGCAGCTTGCCAGGGGCGGGCGCTACGTAGACCGGGACCCGGACCCGCCGCAGGCGGCCCCGCCATCAATGTCATTCAATGACAGTGAGGACGATGAGCCGGTCGCCCCGCCCCTGGGCGATAGCCCAACCTGGGTGGCCGCCCAGCCGCTAGAGGGCGCAAGGGTGCAGGCTGCCGGGATGATCCGGCCCGCGAGCCAGCCCGACCCGACGCCGCCGCAACCTGTCATAGAGGATTTGGAACGCTATGAGATTGAGGCCGGTATGCGCAGCATCTTGATCCGGGCGACCACCATCGGGCCGCTGCCGGACGGCAAAAGCCCCTACGCCCGCGACGTGATGGTAGAGGCCGGGATGATCCGGGATGCCGTGTGGCGCAAGGCAATCGCGGCCTTAGCCGGGGCAGGGCTGGCGGTTAAGAAGGGCAGCGCGGCGAACGCGCCGTACGTCGTCACCCGGATCGCTGACGTGGAGGCGGCGGTCGCCCAGGCCCGCCCCTACATCGTCACGGCCCGCGATAAGGCCAAGAAGTAGAGCCGCGCACGCGTCGGGCGCGCTGCTGCCCTGCTAGGGTAGAAGTGTCTGATCACCCGATGACCTCAAGTGTCGGGTCGTCGGGTGGCCTCGGTAGGGCGTCCCACCCTGGCCCACCCGACGCCGGGGTGGTCTGTAGGGCCGCAAGGTTCGGCCCGGAAAGGACGGTAACAATGTCTGTAGAGTTGCTTCTAAGCCTGACGGCATGTGCCCTGATCGCCGGGTTCGCCGTGCTCGTCGCTCGCCGGGGCAGCGCCTTCGCCCTCGCCCTGGGCGTCGTGGCCGCCGCCCTCCCCCTGGCCCTGGCGGTAGAGTGGGGCTGCACCGCCGCCGATGTTGCCGCCGCCGCTACAGGCTACGCCGCCGCCGCCTGTAACCTGGAAGATACGTTCCGGCTCGATAGTAGCTTCGTCGGGCTGGGCATCTTCCTCGCCTGTATGCTCACCCAGGCGACGGCGGTGTTCCTGTGGGCCAAGCTGCTGACGCTCTACAAGGGGCTGGGCTTCGCGGTTCCGGCTGTCGGTGTGCTCACAACCTACTGGATGAGGCAGGCCCGCATGAGGCAGGCCCGCCGTTCCGTGCGCAAGGACGTGCGCCGCACCGCCAGCGGCGTCGTCATCAACTTTGCAGAGAGGAGGGGGTAAGATGTTCCGTGATCTGACTATCGCCGCCGCCCTACTGTGGGCCGTCCTGCTGGCGTCGGGCTGCTTCATTGTCCAGCCCGACCCGACAGAAGATAACCTGTACAGCGGCTTGAACGCAACCGCCCGCTTCATCGCTGACCCGGAGCAGGCGACCGAGTTTAACCGCGCTCTGTGGGAGGCGCAGAACCAGCGTGATCGGGACGCCCAGGCCGCAGCCCTGGCGCTTGAGGCCGCAGAGCTCGCCGCCCTGGAAGCGAAGCATGAGCAGAGCCGCGCCATTGCCGACCGCTGGCTGCTAGGGATCGGGATCGTCGCCGCAAGCCTCATCGCCGCCCTCGTCGTCCGCGTGTTCTACATGCAAGCGCGGGCCGCAGCCTACCGTGACTACCTCGCCGCCCAACAGCCGCCCGGTTACGGGATCGTTCCCCGCCGCGATCCACGGTTCCGTGATATACTTCTAGCCGAGGGTGGTTACTACCAGGGCAGCACGCCCATGATGGACGGACAGGAAGTGACCAGTCTCGCGATCCCCTGGGATCGGTTCGGTTAAGGCTCTACGGTGGGGCGCACAATGGCGTGCGTCCTACCGTACACCCTCCACTGCGGCGGGCAAGCGGGCGGTTCGGCCAGCACTCGATTGTAGGTTGCGGTGGGGATAATAGACGAGGCCGCCTGCGGATAACTACCGGCCTCACAGAAGCGCCCCGGCGACACTCGCCGGGGCGCTTTCCTTCTGTTACGCCAACTCGGTCAGCCGGGACCGCATGAGGCTGCGCAGCGGCTCGACCTGTGCGGGGTGAAGGTTCGACAGGCGATCCATGGGGAACCCGTCATAGTAGACCTGTAGCGCATCCCCCTCGACCCGGAAGCCGAGATCGCCAACGGTGGCGCCAGCCTGTAGCATCTCATCCACCCGGCGATTGAAGAACCAAGTCGCCTGCCCCCGGCTGGATGCCTCCGCCTGGGGCGCGGTCAGCGCGCCCGCCGTGTCGAGCAGCCCCGACCAATCCAGGCGCGGGATCGAACGGTCTGTGCGCTGTAGCGTCACCGGCGCAGGCGCGCCCCGGGTCGCGAACGTCACCGAGTCTTTGCCCACCTCGACAACCGCAACGTCCTGCACCCCAGCCGGCGTCCGCATCTGGTAGACCTCACCCTTGCGGATCGTCGCCGTCTCAACGGGCCGCCCGGAGCCGGGGCGCAACCCGCCCCGCCCCCGGCTAGGCTCATCGCTACTGCTCATCTTCTTCTTGTCCTTTCGCTTGGCTTTCCGGTTCCCATCCGGGCGCGCTTTGCCGGATCAACAGCCGCACGTCATCCGGGCGCACGTCGCCCGGTAACTGCATCCAGCAGGTGACAAGCGTCTGCCCCGCCCCGTCATAGAGGCGCACAAGCATCAGGCCGAACGCGTCCAAGGGAAGCATATCCAGATCGCCAAAGCCGTGCAACCCTTCCGCGAGGCCGAACAGCCGTTCACTGCGCTGGCTTGTGCGGAGGACGCCGACCGCCTCATCAGCCGCCCCGCTAAGGACGGCGGCGAACAGGTGCGGCTTAGGGAAGTCAGGGGTCGGGTAGACCTCTACCCGGATCGGCTGATTGCGGTTCACGACACGCTCCTTTCGCCCTGTCCGGGCCACTCCCCATATCGCTCAAAGTAGGCGGCTTGCCAGTCCCAGCAGGTGATCCGGCCCTCTACCCTGTGCGGAGAAAAAGGCGGCCAAAAGACGACCAACGCCGAGTCGAACGGCGCACTATTGGCCGCCCCCTTGAACGTCAACCGGCCGCGCAACAGAAAGACCTCGCCTAGCGCGGCGTAGTCCTGAAACCATTCCGCACCCGGACGAGCCGGAACCAGGAGCACGACGAGCGCACCCGCCTGCGCCTCTAAGTAGCCTTTCCGTACCCACTCGCCGGTTACGCCGTGACCATACGGCGGGTTGACCCAAACCCTCTCCCCGGCCCAACTCTGCGCCAGCCCGTCATCCTCCACCGTGTAGTAGCGGGCAACCTTCGCCGTGTCCGGCGCAGCCGCCGCATCTAGCGTGAAATGGAAGTGATCGTTGACCAGCCGAAAGAAGTCGTCCGGGGTGGCCCAATCGTCCTTACCTGTAGAAAAGTGGACGGCCATCGAGCCGTGCCGGGGATCAAGGCCCCGGCCCCGATGCTTCGCTCTACCTTCGCTCATGCGGTGCTCCTCTGGATGGCCCCGGTCGCCGGGGCGACGGGGCGGCGGGGTGATTGCCTGTAAGTTGATTATAGCAGGTTATCAAAACAGTGTCAACATGAATTTGAAAATTGGTCGAAATTGCCTCTTGACAACGTTTTGATTGCGTGCTATAATCAAAAGCACAGAGGTACACCACCACCGCCCAGGCGACCGGCAAAGCGCCCAGGCCCTAGACCGAAAGGACACCCAAATGTACGCCCTCGACACCACCACCGCCGCCACCGCACCCCGCTACCAGACCGAGTACGCCGGTTCCGGCAATGAGAGCTTCGGCGTCCGCTACAGCGTCTTTGACCGCGACGGTCGCCTCGTCCAGAAGCAGCGGTTTTTCAGCACCGAGAAGGCTCGGACCCGCTTCATCGTCAAGCAGGAGCTTGAGAACGCTAACTTCGTCCGGGTTGACGCCCTGACCAACTAAGCAGAACGGGGCGGCCCAGCCGCCCCACCTGTAACGCCAGCATTGCCGGGTTCCAACTCCCGGATGAGAAAGGCGGAGGACAGACCAACCGGCCACACCACAGCCCGAAAGAACGCCTCATGTACCCTAAGCCCGAAATGCCCACCCTCGACCTCTCCAAGACCGCCGCTTGGCCGGAAGAGTGGCAGCGGATCGCTAAGGCCATCATCGGCCGCGGTGGGCGCATCCGGGCGAGCAAGCCCACCCTCCCGCGCAAGGTGCGCAAGGCCGCCCCGGACACCGTCACCGGCAGCCGCTACGTCTACGCCGACGACGCGGGCCGGCTGGCGGGGCAAGCCGCCTACGTCTGGCGCATGGTCGCCTTCCAGGTCAGCCCGCACGCCGAGCATCAGTGCATGCCGGTCACGGCAACCTTCTACCTGGAAGACCAGGGCAGCTATGAGGCTGACCGGGCCGAGGAAAAGCGCCTTGACGAGATCGCCAAGGCCATCGTTGACCTCATCCCGCCCCGCGAGTGGCACGGTATCCAGCGGTGGGGCCGAGCGTTCGGCGTCATCGGGGAACCGCAGTACACGACCGAGGGTGCGGTGGTCTACCGTTAAGCGTCATCCAGCCGGGATCGTCAATGTCATTCGATGACACTGACGATCCCGGCTCACTCTTTACAGGAGGGTTTACAGATGTGGATCAAAGTGTGTGACGGGGACACCGACAAGGTGATCAACCTGGACAACGTTGTGATCATCGAGCGACAGCACAATTACGTCTACGCCACGCTGACCACCGGAGAGGTCGTGACGATCTTCGTCGGCACAGAGGCCCACGCGGTGAAGGCCATGCAGCTTCTGTGCGCCCGGATCGAGAACGGCGTTGCCCAGTTGACCGATCTCGCTAAGGCGCGCGGGATCAAGATGCCGCCCGGTCTATAGACCTCACCGCCGCCCTACAGCCGACGCCCTGGCGCCATTGCGCCGGGGCGTCTTTCTTTGAAATTCATTGGAAATTCATAGCCCCAAACGCTTGACAATACTTTGATAATCTGCTATAATCAAATCATCAAGCGAACGCAGTACACCACCAAAGGACACGACCGATGACCGCCAAGACCGCCCGCACCGCACAGCCCGAAGTCCCCACCATGAGCAGTGTCGTTGAGGGGACCGGCCCGATCCAGTTGGACACGGCGACCGTCGTCGCGTGGCAGGACGTTCTCGCCCGGTGGAGTGACGCTACTTACTCCGCCCGGTGGGGCGAACTGGACAGCCGCCAGCGCACCCGGTTCTTCTTCATCTACACCCGCTGCCTGAGCGACGATGAGGCCATGCGGATCACCGCCCTGTTGCTGGGCAGCGCCGCCGCCGAGCGCCGCGCCGAGGTAGGAAAGCGTGAGGCCGCCGCCGCCAAGACCGCCCGCGACGAGGCCATTGATGACGCTTACCACGCCCGTTCTGACCGGGACCTCGCCCGCCGTGAGGCCGAGCAGCTTCGCGGGCAGGTGCTTCGCCAGCAGGCCGAGGCCGCCGACCTCACCCGCCGCTACAACGAGCAGGCCGAGGCCCTCGCCGCCGCCCAATCCCGGATCGCAAGCCTTGAGGCCGCAGTCATGGCCCAGGCCGAGCAGATGGGCCGCCTCAAGGCTGACGCCGACGCCGCCCGCCACAAGCACGCCAGCCTCCTCAACACGCTACAGATGGTCGTTGACGGCGAACTCTAAGCCGACCCGGGGCGGCTCACCCAGGCCGCCCCACCTACACCCGGAAGGACGCACCCATGCCACCCCACGCCCGCACGCCCAAACCCGCACCCGCCCCGGTCGTCTGGACAGCCGCCGCCAGCCTCTACGCCGAGGGCGTGCGCGTCGCCCGCCGCCCGGACACGGATCAACACATCGCGGCGGCCCTGGTAGAGCACCCGACCGCCCAGGTCGTCAAGACTTCCATCGGCATCTACCGGGCGCGCGACTTCTACGCCGCCCGCATCACCGCGCTGGGCGGGCAGGTCGCCGCCCGCCCGCTGACCGCCGCCGAGCGATCCGCCGCCGCCGCCGCCTTCGCTAAGGCCGAGCGCAAGGGTAAGGTGTAGCCATGCCCGCCTACGCCGCCGCCGTCGCCGCACAGGATCACTGCCTCGCCCTGGAATTGCAGATCGCCCGCCTGCTGTGCGCCGGGGCCGATCCCGGCTGTGAGCAGATCGCCAGCGTCCGGGCCGAGCAGCGATCCGCCGCCGCCGAGTATGACCGGCTGTTCCGGGCCGCATTCGGGCGGCCCTCCATCTTCGCCAGCCTCTACCTCGACCGCAACGCGCTGTCGCCCCAGGAAAAGTGACCCACGCAGAGGCCCTCCACGCCGTTCCCCAGGACGCCCCGCTATGTTTACACCTGGAAACGCTCTGCGGCCCTCTGCTACACCCGGCCCAAGTGCCCCCGAAATTGATTGAAAACTCATAGCCCAAAACGCTTGACAATGTTTTGATAATCTGCTACAATCAAATCATCAAGCGAACGGAGCGCCCCGGTACACCCCGGCGACCGCAGGTTGACGGGGCAGGCGCACACACGAAAGGACACTACCACGAGCGAACAGCGTCACACCGGCAAGACGGCGAAGGCTGGCGGGGTCGTCCACCTCATCAACGTAGGCCGCGAAGTCACCCGCCAGAATCGCAAGTATGGGGAGCGCATCGGCGTGTACGGTCTACCGATCTGCGGGGCAGGCCGCACCAGCACCCGGCGCGGTCGCACCGGGGCGCAAACCAAAACCGAAATGCCGGTGTACGATACTGACCTGTGGCCCGTCACCTGCGAACGCTGCAAGGCCCTAGCCGCCCAGGGCGCGGCCGGGGCGCAGCGTTCACGCCGCCAAGACTTTGCCGCCGAGGACTAGAAGGAGCACACCATGAGCGAACCTACACCCGCACCGATGGCGCCAGCCACCCCGACAGAACTTCACCAACTGCGCCCCGGCCATGAGGTCGTGATCCGGCTGCAACGCCTGGGCCGCTACCTCGATCACCAGATCGTCACGGTGGATACCGTCAGCCCGCAGCGGATCATCTGTGACGTTCCGCACCGAGGGCGCAAGCACTTTAACGCCAACACCGGCAAGGGCTGGGGCAATGAGCCTTACGACATTGCCCTCGTCTTTGATGAGGCCACCCGCTTCTACCGGCTCATGACGCCAGCCGAAGGTGAGGCCGAGCGCAACACCGCCCTGAAATACAAAGTCGCCGCCGATCACGCGGTTGACGTGCTAGGGGCCGCCTTCCCCACGCTCAAGCCGGGGGCGCACACCTACGCCGAGAAGGACGGCGGCCAGTCCGTCCGCTACACCGGCACGGCGATCAACAATGAGCCGACCGTCCTCGTCGCCTTCGCCGGGGAAGTCACCGGCGACCGGCTCACGCCCGATCTCCTGGTAGAATTGCATGAGGCGATGCAGGTTATCATCAGCCTGTGCGAGTCCGGGGTCAACATCTACGCGCCGAGGGAGCATTGAGCGATGATCCCGATCCCCTTCTCGCCGGACTACAGCCGCAACGCCAGCCGCGCCCCGACCGGCACAATGCCGTGCGCCGTCTGTGGCCGCCCTATCAAAGACGGCGCTTGGGCCTACGCTGTGCGGATCGTCAACGGTGGCAACGCCATCGGCACGGATGCAGAGGGTGACGCCGAACCCGCCGCCGACTTGGGCCTCTACCCGCTAGGCCGCGACTGCCTGCGGGCGCACCCGGAGTTGCGGCCCTACGCCAAACCTGTCGAGAGGACACAGCCATGAGCGACATAGAGAACCTTCGCACCTACGTGATCGACTGCCCCCACTGTGGCACGCGCCTGCGCCTACAGGCCGAGCCGGGGATCAGGCGTGACCTCTACTGCCCGTCGTGCGAAAAGGCGTTCACCGTCCGCACCCCGCAGCGCGGTGACCGGGTGCGCGCCGCTAAGGTGATCGATCCGACCGATCCGGTGACGTGGCCCGCCAGCCGGCGCGTCTTTGAGGTCGTGGACAGCACAGACGCCGAGGGCGCTTTCTACACTCACAGCTACAGCGAGGCCGACGCGTCCCTTAAGGCGATTGCATACGGCGCGCTCCGCGTCTGCCTTGTCCGTGACGATCTCCGCGGCGCGGCCCTCTACGCCGCCCTGCTCAACGCAGAGGGTTGGGCCGAGGCCAGCGTAGACCTCAAGAGGAAAGAGTAACCGCCGCAGGCCGATCCGGGGCGGCCCGACAGCCGCCCTATATTTTTGCCCTGTAACTTCTAACGGTTTGAAAATCCGTGAGCAAAAGTGCTTGACACTGTTTTGATTCTGTGTTATTATCAAATCATCAAGCGAACGCAGGAAAGGAGAGCCGCCGTGAGCAACGTATCAATGCCCGACTTTGAGAACATGGTCGCCTGGTCGTTCCGGCCCGACAACCGCGTCGCCTTTGAGCCGCCCACCGAGCACATGCAGGTTGACGGCCAACTCTACCCGGTCAAGTGGGACGCCGGTTGGGTAGAGGCCGACTATCTCGGAGGCCGCAGTGATCGGCACTACGTCGTCCGGGCGACGGTGCAAGTTGACCGCTTCCCTGTGTCGGCTATGGGGGTGACTTTCGCAGAGGCCCGGACCCGGCTACAGGCCATTGCCGACCGCACCGCCAAGCTCGTCGCCACCCTCGCCGCCCTCACTGTCATTCAATGACATTGACCTGTATCCCGTTCATTCTAGGAAAGGAGCTTGACCCATGACCGCAAAGAGCCTGACCACCCACGCCGGACGCGGCGGATACCGCCCCGGCGCAGGCCGCCCGCCCGTCGTGACGCAGGTGCGCGTAGGGCAGTCCTACAGCGTGACCGGCGTCCCCGGCGTGACCACCGCCCGCGTTGCACAGGTGGGGCCGACCGGCCTTGTGCTCGACCTGGACAACCAGACCACCGCCGTCCTGCAACTCAATGAGGCGGCCTAGCCTCTAGGCCGCCCCACCTTCACAACCGCCACCACACTGCCCCGACGCCCTACGGTCGCCGGGGTGCAAGCAAAAGGACGCACCATGTACGACCAGACTGTCGATCCCGCACCGGCAAGCGGGTTCTCCCTTGTGTTGACCGGCGCAGAGTTGGCCGATCCCGCCCGCTTTAACGCCCGCATGCACGAAGCATTTTTTACCCAGCTTTGGGCCGCCGACCGGGATCGCCTTGTGCGCTGGCTGACCCTCTACACCCTGCGCGGCATGGAGCCGACCATGACGGACGTTGTCGCCATCACCGCCCATCCGTTTCAGGCCGCCGTCGTCGGCGGGGCGATCCGCCACTACGTTGCGCTGACCGAGCGCCGCCAGGGTGATGAGGCCGCCGCCGCGCTGCTGCTGGAAGTCGGGGCGGCGGTCGCGGCCTACGCCGCTGGCCGGTTCAAGACGGAGGTCGCCCGCTTCGTCGTCCGCCGCGTCACCCGCGCGACAGGCTACAGGGTGCAGCCATGACGCCCGATCTCCCCTTCATCCCCGCCGTCATCATCGCCGGGATCGGGCTGTGGGCGATCCTGCGATCCCTGCACACCCGATCCGGCTGCCTGCGCACCCTGGCCGTCCTCTCCCTCATCTTCGCCGCCGCCGCCCTCTACGCCAGCACGACGCCCGCAGGCAAGTTTTTTGTCTGGCTTTTTCTCTAGAAAGGTTCACACCATGCGAAAGCTACACGGCGAAGCAAAGTCTGTCCGGATCAGCGGCGGAGGCGTCACCCACCCGCCCGCGTTCACTGTAGGCGAGAGCCGGGGAACCTTCTCGCAGGCCACCGGGATCGCCGGGGTGGAAACCTGCACGTCACTGCACGTCACGGTCAACGGGCCGCAGGTCGTCACCGTGCGATCCGTCTGGCGCGACGACGCCACCCGGAAGGAGAGGACGGATTTCTCCACCTGGACAGGCCCCATGATCTTCGTCTTTTGGGCCGATGCCCCCTATGAGACGCTAGAGTAGAGGAGCGCCCCATGAGCGCAGACTTGGCCCAGGTCAGGGCCATCCTTGAGACCCTACGCGGCGAGGCCAACGACCTGCTCGCCCAGCAGCGCAAGCACCTGGCCGACGCCGCCGAGTGTGACCGGCGCGCCGCCAACTGTCGAGCCTTAGCCGAGGACGCCCGCCTTGCCGCCGCCCGCAAGACGGCCCGCATTCGCACGCTCAAGAAGGAGTATGCGCTGTGACCCACCTATGGCAAACCGTCGCCAATACCCTCTCCGCCGCCGAAGCGTTGAGCCGGTTCAAAGCGACCCTCGCGCCGGGGCAGACGCCGACCGTTCCCGATCTCGCCTACTGGCTGGCACAGAAGGGCGGGCCGGGGCGGGCCGGGGTAGACTGGACGGCCCAGGCCCGCGAGATCGTCATCGAGGCCGCCGTGGAGCGCGTGCGGGCAAAGGAGCGTGAGGCCGAGCGCCAGCGCGCCGAGATCGCCCGCCGCCGCCGCAAGAAGGTGGGCGCATGAATGCCGTTCTGTGGTTCTTCGCAGGCGCAGCGGTCGGCGGGGCGGCGGTGCTGATCCTCGCTATCTTCCTCGCCGCCTACGTGGGCGAGCGCATGTTCCGCCGCTGAAAGAAGATCGGGCCGGGGAACCTTCCCCGGCCCGAACCTTTGTGCTATACTTCACGGCTAGAGGGCGGCGGCCCGTACACCAATCAACCATTGCGTGCGCCGGGTGCGCGCTTCCCAAGAGTGCCGCCCTCTATCCCAACTTTTCCCTAGTTACCCACGACAGGCAACCAGATCGGGTGCGCCATCTGCGGCGCAGGCGCGGCCGTCGCCTCCGCCGATCCTTCCAGCGGTGGCAACAGGTCACGCAGGGCCGCAACGTAGTCGCCGCCGAACCCGGCCCCGGACCCGGGCTGCTCGATCCCGCCGACGATCTCCGTCTGGCGGGCAGGCTCTACGCCCGATCCCTCGCCCCATTCATTCCAGGTCGTGATCAACTTGAACGGAACCGGGGCGGCCACCATCTGACTGACGGCGGCCCGGAACGCTGACAGGTCACGCGCCAGCCGGGGCGCTTCGCCGTTGTCCAGCCAAAAGCCGGGGCTGACGCTCACGCTGTAGTCCTTCTGTGTGTCGATCCGCACGGCGGGCGCATACTGATGCCAACCGTCCGGCTGCGGCGCAACCGTCCTGTAACCGGGAAAGACCTTGAGCACCACGTAGACCGGCCTCCCCGCCGCCGCTATGCGCGCCCGCGCCTCGCCCCACCGGGCCGCCATCCCCGCGCCGTCAGCAGGCCCAGCGTAGACGAAGACGACCGGCGCGCCGCCGATCTGGAAGTAGCCGGGTTGCGCGCCGAGCGTGTCAACGATGTAAGACAGGTCAGCGACGATCTGCTCGACAGACGGATCGCCCGATCCCCCGTTCGCCCCGTCGCTTTCGTCCTCATAGTAGACCGCCCACCGGAAAGCCGGGTAAGGGTTGTCCGGGCGGTTCATCACGTCACCGAGGATGAACTGTAGAGCCGTGTCCGTCCGATCCCCAGGCCCCCACCAGGACGCGATAGCGAACTCTTGCCGCGCCTCTTTCATCTGTGCAAGCTGCCAGAGGATCACACTTGCATCCCGGCTGCTGTATAGCCCCGGCTCCGGTAGGTAGTGCGAGAAGAAGGTCGTCGGCGGGTTGGCCCCGCCCTGCTTCCAGGCGTGCCAACCCCCGTCAATTTCAGGCCGCCCGAACCAGGGGTAGTAGAAGACGCCATGATAGGGCGCGGTGGGCTGGAACCCCACCGGTGGCGCCAGAGGCGGCGTGCTCGTCGGCGTCGGGGTGGGCGTCGGGCTCCCACTCGACGCAGATCATTTCAGGTTCCGGCGTCGGCGTAGGGGTCGCCGTGGCCCACACCGCGCACATGGGCGGCTGCTCTACTGTGGCGGTCGGGGTCGCCGTGGGCGGAGGCGGCGTGCTCGTCGGGCTAGGGGTGGACGTGGCCGGCTGAGGCTGCGCCGTGTTCGTCGGGCTGGGTGTAGGCGTAGGCGGCGAGGACGCGCCGCGCCGGATTACAAAGCTGTCGGCGTAGGTCCCACCCCCGGATCGCACGTACTCCCCGGCCAGCCGATCCGCCGTCACGTTGACCTTGAGCCAGCCCATCGTAGAGTTGCCGGTCGGCATGTAGGTCGCGACATAGCCCATATCCGGATCGCCCGCGTTCATGCTGTAGGCTCCCCGGCCCCCGGCCCCGGCGATGACCTGCACCATCCCCAGGCCCGCCGTGTAAGCGCCGTCCTTCCCGTCATCCACGATGCACCCGCCGACCACCTTCCCGGCCTCAAGCTTGGGGCAGGCATTCGAGGTTGCAAGCTGCGCGCTCCGCTGATAGCCGTGATCGTGCCCCTGCAACACAAGGTCTACCCGGCGCTGCGCTAGAAGGGTGATCAGCTCCGCGCCGACCTCGCAAGGCTTTGTGCCGATAGTGTGACAATTCTTGTGAAAGCCTACGACCACCCACAGGCCGCGCGCCTTCGCCTCATCGATCCGGGCGGCCAGCCAATTGCAGTTGACCATGTTCGTGTCGCCCGACCTGCAATACTGCTGCCGCGCGCCGCCCCGGTACAGGTCGGGATCGATCAGGATGAAGCGCGCCAGGGGCGACGCGGCCGGATAGTCGAAGTAGTATTGATGGGCGTAGAGGCCGACCGCGCCGAGCTTGTCGGGCAGGCAGGCGGCGTAGCGATCTATGTACCCGTCATCCCCGGAAGCCTCGTCTTCGTGGTTCCCGGTCACAAGCTCATTCGGAAACGCCGCGCCGGTGCGCTGGGTGACGAACCCGCACCACTCCGACTCGGGGCGGCTGGAAGAGTAGGACAGATCGCCCAGCACAAGCGCAAGGTTCGTCTGCTGCGCCTGCTGCTGGAAGGACACACCCGCCGCCGTCGAGTACCCATAGTCGCCCGCCGCGCCGAACGTGAAACCGTCCACCTGCGCCCCGGCGTCGCGGAACGTCACCGCCAGGGCCAGGGCCAACACAAGCAGCGCCAGAACGATCAGCGCCGCCAAGCTCCTACTGTGAGAGGGGTACATAGCTGCGGCCTCCTTAGCCGCCGATTTGCTCTGTGGGCCACGTAGAGGGCCGCAGAGCGTTTCGAGGTGTAGACCTACACGCGCGAGTGAAACGCCCCGCAGCGGCCCACTGTGATGCCCAGGCGGGCAGGAAACGCGGTAAATGCGTTTTCGCGTGACAACGCGGCAGCGCCCCGCCGAAGCGGAGCGCCGTCAGTGTCATTCAATGACATTGAGCCGGGGCGGGCGATCTAGGCGTTGCCCTCCTGGAAAGTCCAACTCGTGACGGTAAATTGCTGACCGGTGGCGAAAGAGGTATTGTCCACCGTCAAATCGCCCCCGGCCCCGGTCGCCGTCACCGTCCCCTGAACGTGACAGGTTGTGCCGCCGCTGTCCTTGAGCCGGAAGTGTCCGGCTGTGCCGTCGCCGTTGGCAGAGGTATCCTGCCACGTCCCCGACTTCGCCTTAGAGCCGGACGCCGCCGCCGCCATCCAGTCAGACGGCAGGGTGATCGACGCCAGCAGCGTGCCGCTGTCCGCCGCCGCACAGTTGGCGGGCGGCGCACCGGTGCGGATTTCGAGGATCGGCGCGGTGCTGACGTGGCTCTCGATGGTGTCAAGTCTGGCGTTTCTTAGGGACTCCGAAAACTGAAGTGCCACAGTGCTGTCTCCTTGTGAACTAAAGTGCTTCCTCTACTACCCATTCGGCCAGGAAAGTCCTCGCCGCTTCCCCGGCGACCGTCGCCGTAAACTGCACGTCGAAGGTTCCGGCCTCTGCTACGTCCTCTGCGCTGAATGCCCAAGTAAACTCGCCCGCCGCCGCCCCGGTCACGGTGAGCGTTCCTTCCACGTCACGCGCCACCCGGGTCGCCCGGTTACGGATTCGCCCGGTCAGCGTTGCCCCGGTCAGGTCGAACGCGTTGCCCTCTGCATCCAGCCAGGTGATCGGCTGTGTGGGCCGCAGCGCCCCTTGCACGGCGGTTGCTAGAGCCATAAGTCCTCACCCCCCCTAGATCGTTGAACTGTCGCCACCGGACCGCACTACGCCCGATCCGCCCGACCGCACAGCGCCCCGGCGCGCCGCAGGCCCGCGCACGTAGCCCGCCGTCGCCAGCACCACCCTGGCGATCACCGCCCCGGCATCGAGCCGGACGCCGGTCAGCGTCACCAGAAGCTGTGCGGCTATGTCCACCTCTCCCGATCCGGCGAGGGCGGCCCCGGCGAGCGTGACCTGTAGCGCCGCGCCGATCCGGGCCGAGCCGGTCGCCGCGAGCTGCGCGCCGTCTAAGGTGGCGGCCAGCGATCCGGCCTTGCCCTCTGTGCCGATCCCGGCTAGGCTCACACCGGCGAGCGTGACCTGTAGCACACCGGCCAGGGGCAGATCGCCCGATCCGGTAAGGCGCGCCCCGTCGAGCGTAGCCGCAAGCGCAGCCTGTAGGTCTACCCGGCCCGCCGCCGCAAGGGTCGCCCCGGCGAGGGCCTTCGTCAGCGCCCCGCTGTTCGGGATCACGCCGGCTGCGTTGAGCGTAGCGCCCTCTAAGGTGGCGGCCAGCCGCCCAGCCTTGCCCTCTGTGCCGATCCCGGCCAAGCTCACACCGGCCAGGGTGACGGTTAGCGATCCGGCTATGTCGAGATCGCCCGATCCGGCCAGCCCCGCCCCGTCGAGCGCGGCCGCGAGCGTAGCCTGTAGGTCTACCCGCCCCGCCGCCGCAAGGGTGGCCCCGGCCAGTGTCGCCGCAAGGCTGCCGCTGTTGGGGATCACGCCGGTCGCTACCAGGTCGGCCCCGGCCAGTGTCACCAGAACCTGTCCGGCTATGTCTACCTCGCCCGCCGCCGCAAGGGTGGCCCCGGCGAGCGCAGCCGCCAGCGCGCCCTCTATCGGGTCGCCCGCCGCGCCCTCTGCGCTAAGGGTGGCCCCGGCCAGCGTGACCTGTAGCGATCCGGTGTTCGCCAGCGCGCCCGATCCGGCCAGGGTCGCACCGGCGAGGGCCTTCGCAAGCGATCCGGCGACCTGCAGTGCGCCCTCCGCCGACAGGCCCGCCCCGGCCAGCGTAGCGGCCAGGGCTGCGGCAAGGTCTACCGTACCCGCCGCCGACAGGCCCGCCCCGTCGAGCGTCTTTGTAAGCTGCGCCTGTAGGTCGAGCACGCCCGCCCCGGCCAGCGTTGCCCCGGCCAGCGTTGCCGCAAGCGCCCCGGTGTTGGGCGTCTCACCGCTGGCGCCATCAGCCGCCAGTGTCGCACCCGCAAGGGTGGCCGCAAGCGATCCGGCTATGTCTACCCGGCCCGCCGCCGCGAGGGTCGCCCCGGCCAGCGTCTTTGCAAGCGCCGCCTGTAGGTCTACCGCGCCCGATCCGGCGAGGGTGGCCCCGGCCAGCGTAGAGGCCAGCGATCCGGCTACGTCGAGATCGCCCGATCCGGCCAGGGTCACGCCCGCAAGGGTGGCGGCCAGCGATCCGGCGAGGTCTACCTTGCCCGATCCGCTAAGGGTGGCCCCGGCCAGCGTCTTAGTGAGCGATCCGGCTATGTCCAGATCGCCCGCCGCGCTGACGGTCGCCCCGGCCAGCGTCTTAGTCAGCGCCCCGGCGAGGTCTACCTTCGCTGCGGCTGTGAGGCCCGCCCCGGCCAGCGTCTTTGTCAGCGCCCCGGCGAGGTCTATCTTGCCCGATCCGCTGACGGTCGCCCCGGCCAGCGTCTTGCTCAAGCTGCCGGTGATCTCTGTGACCGCAGGCTTGATTGCAAAGACGACGCTCGACACACTCGCCGCCGATGAGGAAGGCTGCACGTCGAGCGTGCCGGGGGCGGCGCTCTCGCTGTCGCTCGATGTAACCTTGTAGTAGCTGCCGATCAGGAAGTCGTCGCCCAGCGTAGAGTCGTCCAGCATGACGACGCTCCAGCCGCTAGGCGTGAGGATTTCCGGATCGGCCCCGGAGTCGTTGGCCTTGACGCCGACCACGACCGCCATGCTGCCCGCCGTGTCAACGGTCAGCGCAGAGGTGGGAATGTCCTCATTGGTCGAGGTATGCGAGTAGGTCGTGTAGGTCGTCTGGATCGGGTCGGCGTTGTGCGCGCCCCGCACCGAGAAGACGAAGGCGCACACGTCCACCGTAGCGCCGCCGCCCGATGGGGTGAACGTGACGGCATCATTGGCGTCATTGGTCGCCGTCCGGGTAAAGACATAGATGCGATCCGTACCGCTTGCCCAAGAGGAAGGGTAGTCAATGCGGCTTGACCACCCGCTGCCGCTGGTGACGCTAACCGTTGCCGTCCGGCTGCGCAGGCCCACGACCGCGACGAGCAGATCGCCGGACGCGCGTGTAGGCAACCCCGGCGTGATCGCCGTGTTGAGGACTTCTGTCCAGGTTCCTACACCGATAAAGCTAACGGCCACCTGCGCACCCCCTTACTCGTCAGCCCGCACCACCCAGTAGCCGAAGAAGGCGATCACTTCCTCAAGGCGCGTCTTTGTCACCGCGTACACCCGATCCCGCCCGGATCGGTCACGCGGCTTGCACTCCGTCAACTCCCTGTGCGCTTCGTAGAGGGCGGCGATCACAAGGTTGTCGGCCTCGGTCCCGCCCTCAAGCCCCGGCAGGTTGTCCGGCATGTTCCGGCCCTTCCTCGATGGGGTAGAGGGTGACGATCCCGGCCTCAATGTCCACCTGCGCCCGCCCGTCCGGGAGGGGCAGCGTTTCGGCCACAGCCGCCGCAAGCTCCTGGTATCTCTCCTGCGCGGCGGCCATCGCCATGTACGCCGCCCGGAGCCGTTGCAGGGCCGCAGGTGGGATCGCCACAACGACCGGATCAACGACCTGCACCTGCTCGACCGGCTGCGGGCGGTTGCGTGTTCGTGCGCTCATCTCGTCTTTTCTCCTTGGTTAAGAATGTTCTTTACTCTAAGCCGATGGTGCTGTTCGCCTCTGCCTCTGCCGCCCGCGCGCCTTCCTGGGCGTGTTCCAGCCGCGCCAGCCCGACAAGCCACTTGGCGATCTCTTGCGCCAACCTGTCGGCCCGCTGCTGCGCCGGAAGGCCGGGATCGATCCCCAGCCACTTCCCGGCCTTTGTCAGCACAGGGTTCGCCTTTGCGTCTGTCGCCGTGACCGAGCCTGTTACCGGCCCGACCGTTACCCTGATCTCTGCCATCTGTCACGCCCCTTAGTTAATGGTTGACCACGCCGGGAGGTAGTAGGCTGTCGTGCCCACGTAGATTTTGAGCCACAGGTCGGAGTTGCGCGCCGTGACGCCCGCCATCTTCACCGTACCGTTACCGGAACTCACGGCGGAGGTGGCATTGACAAAGCTCACCCGCCCCGCCGTGCCGCCGCTGTCCGCCGTGACCTGCATCTGCTGGGCCAGGACTTTGCCCGATACGTGTAGCTTCTCGGACGGCGCGCCCGCCGTGCCGATGCCTAGCCCGGTCCCATCCAGCCGCATTAACTCTGTCGCTCCCGCCGTCAGCCAGCGGTGCGATCCGTCGCTGAAAAAGCCTAAGAAGTCGGCGTTGGAGTTGTAGAGGCCAAAGTATTTGAATCCGGCCCCGCCGCCGCCAGAGTAGAGCAACGATCCCTTGAGGGTGGCGTCATTGTCGTAAAACTGCATCTGTAGGTTCTGGTTGGTCAGCGTCCCGGCGAGCCGGATCACCGCCGACGCGCCCTTGACGTGCAGCCGCGAGGAGGGCGCGCTGCTCCCGCCCACCATCACATCGCCGTTGAGCATGAGGCTAGTCCCCTGCCAAATGCCGTAGGAGTTGCCGTCCTGTGAGTTGCAGGCGAGGAACACTTGCGCCGCCGAACCGCCGCCGTCCGCCCCTATGCTGGCGTAGGCGATCCCGGACGACACGCCGGAATGAACTGCATTGATTTGCGTTCTGGATTGCTTGGTCGTGTCGGATTCAGTGCTGCCGAGCGTAACGTAGGTGTCGGTGCCGCGCACGGTGCTCAACTCGCCATAGGTGACGCCCCCGGCCACAAACTTGATCTTGCGCGCCGCCACCCCTGTCGCCGGGGCCTCGATCTCGATGCCCGCCGACTGCGTAATGCGAACGTTCCCGCCCGCCGTCGCAAGGTTGACGCCCTGCACCGGGCTGACCAGTAGGTACTCCCCGGCGCTCGCCCCGGCCAGATATAGCCCGTACTCCCCGGCGCTGCCGACACCCAGCCCGCCCAGGTGTCCGAAACGCCCCTTGATCACGCCCGCCGTGTTCCAGGTGGCGAAGCTGTTCACCCCATTGAAAATGTCAATGTAGGGCGCGCCCGAGTCGTCGGCGGTCAGGTAGATGCCGCCCTGCCTGCCGGTGTCCGTGTCGCTGCCGAGGCGAACGAACTCCATGCCCACCGCTGGGGAGTTGCCGCTTTGGTAGGTCGCTACAAATTGCGTAGTGCTCGACACGGTTTTGACGCGCATGTTGCACTGATACGTCCCTGTGCCGGTCCACCGCTGCGCCCGGATCAGGTCGCCCACCGCAAAGCCGTGCTCCGGGTCGGTCGTTATGTTCCAGTCCGCGCCGCTGACATAGGTCACAACCGACGCCTTGCCGGTGTTGCTGACGAAGATAGAGCCGTTGGTCGCCCTGATCTGGTGGATCAAAAGCTCATAGACGTGCATCCGGCCGCGCACCCAAAGGTTGTCCACCTCAAAGGTCGTCTTCCCGGCCTCTGCTACACCTTGATCCAGCCGGAACCCTGCCCCGGTAAAGCCGCTGGAAAAAGTCGCCGTGCGGAAGGTCTTACCGTCTGTCAGGCGCACAAAGCCGCCCGGCGTGAGGACAAGGTTCCCCACCGGCGACGCGGTTTGATCCCCGCTGGCGGTGGTCAGCGTCGGCGCGTGCAAAGAGGCGAGGCGTAGGTTGCCCGCGTTGCTGCGGAGAAGTGCGCTTGCCCCGGCGCTTACGTCATACTCCGAGGCGACGGCGTGCGTGTGCGTTGCGCTGGCAACGGTGTTGGATGACGCTGCGGAAACGGTGCTGGGCGTCCCCAGGCTGACGACCTGGTTGATGTCTACCAGGATGCCGGGGCCGCCCGTCGCGGGCGGGTGATCGCCCGCAACGCTGCTGCTGCCGGTGCTGCCGGTGGTCGGGGCGGTATTGCGGATCAGCTCTACAAGCCAGGGCCGCGCCTGCCGCTTGAACGCGTCGAGCGTGTCCTGTGATACTGTGGTCATAAGCCAAGCGCCTCGTCGGATTCGTCTATGAATTGGATACGCCACCGCTGCGCCGCCACGTCATACCACGCGGCCCGGACGTAGTCGGGCGACACCTGCCACCCCGCACCCTCTACCTTCGGCGCGCCGCCGATCCGCACCCACTGCCCCGCAGGGTTGAGGCCGCTAGGCCAGGGCAGGCCCGCCCGGTCATAGAGCACGCCGTCTGTGCCGAGCAGCGGCATTTCGTACTCATCCCCCTTGTCCGGTTCCGGCTCTACGTGCAGGCGGCGCATAGGGCTGACGGCGGCAATGAGCCGCTTGCCTGCGCTCGTACCGGCATCGAGCAGGCGGTCAAGCTCCTCGCGGCCCGTCGCCTGATCGTCGGCCCATTGCGTCCGGTAGACGCCGGTTGCGGCTATGCTCACGCCGGTCACGTACTGCCCGCCCGTCGCCCCTACGATCCGGGTGACGCCTAAGCTTGTGTCCTCTGCGTCATGCAGGCGGAAGAAGATGCTGTAGGCGGTCGCCACGCTCCCGGCTTCCGGCGTGCGGTAGGTGGACATATCTACCCAGGCCGATCCGTTCCAGGCGAGGGTAGTCCAAAAGTTTTGTTCCAGCAGGCCCAGGAGGAAGTAGTTGGCCGGGTCCGCCGATCCCGCGCGCCGGAACACGAGCCAGTAGGTTGCCCCGCTGGTGACGCTGGCGGACAGATCGCCCCACACATCGGCGGCCCGGTCTGTCGCAAGGTCAGCCGGCGCAAAGGTGGCGGTCGCCAGCACCGACCCGGGCGCGCCTGCGCTGTCGGCGCATAGCTCGACTAAGAAGCTGTCGGCGGGCGATCCCTTCTTCCCGATCCGCACGGCGAGGCGGGCAAGGGTCAGGTTGGCCGGGGCGACGAACTTCTGTGCCATCTTCTCGCCCCACTGCGTCACGGTCACAGACGCCCCCGGATTTTCGTCTGTGGTCGTTTCAGCGATGGTTGCGCCGCTGCTGTGCCGGACGGTGATCGACGGCCCCGCCGCCTCATTGGTGATCGCCGTGTCGGTGACGATGTGCTGCCCGTCGTCCTCTACGCCGGTGATAAAGTGATAGCCGCTGTTGGCCGCGCTGCCGCTGACGTGTAGGAAGTTGCCCGCCCGCGCAAAGGCGAACCCGCCCGCCGTGTCAATAATGTCGTCGCTGACCTCAAAGCGGATCGTCGTCGCCGTGTAGCTTCTGCTCAGGCCGCTTTCCGCTGCGCCCTCGATAGTCTTGCTTCCGTTGTTAAGCGCCGATCCGGTGATCGTCACCTTGTCACCGACGACAAGGACGGTGAGCCGCCCCTGCATGTCGTGTACCTTGCGCCGCTTGAAGCCGATCTCCGTGCTCGTCAGGCGCCACCCGACCGTGACGGTCAGCGCCCCGCTGCCGTCCGCGTTCTCGATCCGGCCTACGCGGTTCTGGTAGATGCGCCAGTCGGTAAACCTGTAGTAGCCCAGGCAGAGCAGCCGCGCCTTCGCTTCCCACCCGGTCACGCTGCCGATCCCGCCGCCGCGCCGCGGCCGGGGCCACGCCCGCCGCGCTAGCACCTGTGTCGCCCGCGCCGCCGCCATAGACGCCGAGCCTTCGCCCAGGCTGACGATGCGCTCCTTTTCCCCGAACCTGACCACACTGGCGTTGTCCTGTGTCCAGGCGGTCAAGTAGGCTTCCTCTCCACCGTCCGGGCTGGCCTCCGTGTAGGACACGGCGACGCGGTTGATCATCTTGTCGAGCGACGATCCGAAAGAGGCCGCCGTGCTGCCCACCTCTACCGCGTAGAGGATGCCGTACCAGACCTGCATCCCGGTTTCGTTGAAAAGCCTGATCTCTGATCCGATGAGGCCAAACAACTGCGCCAGGGTTTCCACGTCGCCAAGAGCCTCTAGCTCTGCCTCGTCGCACCCGCCCCGATCTGTGTAGCCCGTGCCGGTTACGGCGAGGCTCATCGGCGCGGGCCACGCTTTGAGGACGTTGGGAAGGACGGCGCGCCAACTCACAGCGTCAACCTCCGCGGCCGGTAGTAGGCCAAAACTTGAAGAGTGCTATCCACGCCGACCACGTCCATGTTGGCGAAGTCCCACATGAAAAGCAGCCGTTGATTGCTCACGCCGGGGGTGATCATCAGCGGTTCGCTGAATGGGACGTGGATGCCGCCGAACCGCTTACTGCTCGCGTCGAGCGAGTAGACCGCCCCATCATAGGGGTCATCTACGAGGAACTCGTTCACGTCCAACTGATAGCCGCGCTGCCGGATATGCCGGAAGGTTCCCGGCTCTGCGGGGTGAAGCTGAACGAAGTCGAGTTGGTTGGTGACGCTCGTCGTCGGGTAAAGCTCAAGCGACAGCTTCATCGAGCCGTACCCGGTCGCCGTGGTGTCGGGCGGAAGGGCGACGACGCCGCAGTCCATCAGAAGGTTCTCATCTGTGTCGTGCGAGTACAGCGGGGCGGGCGGCCCCAACTCCAAGAGGCCCGCAAAGTCGAGCGTCTTGAGGCTGTATTCCACCGGGTAGAAAAGGGTGTGAAAGCGCCCAATGACGCGCGCCTTCCTCCCGGCAAAGGACGCAAGCGCGGCCTCCGAGATCGTCCACGTCCAGACCTGCGTCCCCGATCCGCTGCGCTGCCCGTACTGCCCACCGCTGCACAGGGCCGACGCGCCCACGGTCACGCCGCTGGCGGCCTCGCCCTCCAGGACGTGATTCGTCCCGCCCCAGGAGTCAATCGAGGCAAAGAAGTTGCCGAAGTAGCGGGCCGCCCCGGACGTGTTTTTCAGGTGAAACTCGACCGGGGCCGGGATGCTGCCCAGGATCGTAGAGGTCACGGTCGCATAGTTGTCATGCCCGGAAGTAGCGTCGTTGTGGTTGCGGATCGTCAGGCCCGACGAGGTTGTGCCGTTGCCGTTGTTGAGGGTCAGGGCGGTGCGGCTGCCCTCCCAATAGGGCGCGCGCGTCAGCGCCAGGGTCGCCGCTATCTTCGCCTGCGGGATCGTCTGCGCGGTCGCCTTGTCGGGGATGATCCGCGCGTCTACGATCTCACTGCGCCATGCGTAGCTGTCGCTGCTAAGTTGGTACTGTAGGAACACGCGCGGCCCGCGCCGGGTCACACGCCGGTTGATCGCCGCGTAGCACAGCCGTTCAATCGAGCGAAGCTTGTCCTGTGCGTTCGCCGCCGTGGTGTCGAAGATGAAAATGTCGGCGGCCTCGGTCACGTCACGGTAGGTCCCGGTCGCCGCGTCGAAGGCAGGCTCTACCGGCGTGTAGGCGCGCAACATCACGCCCGCCGTGCTAGAGTAGGTGCTAAGGCTGACCGTTGTCGTTCCGTCTGTGATAGATAGGGCGTGAGGCATGGCGTCCCCTTAGTAGCCGCGCCGCAGGGCGTTGCGCGCCATCAAGCCGATCTGGTAGGCGTCGAGGTCGTTCTGTACGTAGACCGGCCCCACGTTGATCGCCGCGTCGCCGCCGAAGGCCCCGCCCAGCATGGCGCGCCGGAAGTCTGTGTTGCCCATAATCTGCGATCCCATCGGCAACCAAACCGGCTCCGGGCCATCCTCCCCGACCATCGTCAGGCCGCCCCGCCAGTAAGAAGTACCGAGTTGGTTCGCCGGGGGCGTGCCGCCGCCACCCATCCAGCCGGGGAGGGAGGGGAACGACCAACCCTCGAACGGGTTCGGGATGGAGATGTTCGTAATCCAGCCGATGAAGGTTTCTATCGCCTCTTTCACCGTGGCCACTGCATCTATGACAGGTTGAACCGCTTGGCCGAGGGATTCCCAAATGCCCTTCCAGAATCCCAAGAGCTGGTTCATCTTCGTGTCTACGTCGAGGCCGAGGTCGTCCAGGGTGGCGGTCACAGCCTCATAGATGGCGGTGAAGATCGTCGTGACCACCTCAAGCAGATTGTTGATCGTGTCCTCCATGCCCTCTTTCATGGTGTCCACGATCCCCTTGCCCGCCTCCCAGGCCGCCGACCAATCGCCGTCGATCACGGCGCGCACAAGTGCGGTGGCGCCAGAGAGCACCCCGGCGATAGTGTTGATGACGGTGGTGATCTGGTTGACCACCGTCTCCACGATGGGGCCAAGCGCCTCGATGGTGGCGGCGAACGTGTTGATGAGGGCGACCGAGGCCACGCCGAACACGGCGGCGATCACCTGCCCTAGCCCTTCTAAGATCGGCTGCGCCGCTTCCCACAGGCTGCCTAGCGCCGTCCCCAGCGCAGAGAAGGACGGCCCCATGCCGGACACGCTTTCGCCCAGGCTGCCGAACGCTGCCCGGACACGCTCAATGGACGGCCCAAAGAAGTCGGCTACTGTCGTCCATACCTCTGTCAATGAGGCGGTGGCGGTAGAGAAAGAGGTTTGCACGGTGGCCCACGCGTCGGGCAGGCTGCTGAATGCCTCTGTCGCCTTCTGCCTAAAGCCGAGCAGGGTTTCGCCCGCTGCGTGAATCCGATCCGCCCACTCTTCCCCGACGATGAGCGAAAGCTCCTCCCACCACCCGTACCAGTCGCCCGGCTCCCCGGTGGCGAGAATCCGGTAAAATCCTTCCACCGCCACGCCCATCGCCTGTAGCGCGGGCTGCACCGCTGCCCATATCTCCGCCGTCAGATCGCGGATGCCTAAGAAGTTGGTAGACCAAGCGACACCTAAGCCAGCGACGGCGGCCACGGCGAGGCCGATGGGTGAGAGCAGCGTACCGAGCGCGCCGGTAATCGCCCCGAGCGCCCACAGCACCGGACCCGCCGCCGCCGCCACCACGCCCAGGATCGCCGCGAACCTCTGTTGTTCGGGCGTCAGCTTCGTTATCCCTTCCAGCAGATCGGACAGCCGCCGCACCATGTCGGCCAGGGTTTCCGTGAAGGGGAGGGCAGCGCCGAGCATGAGGGTTTCGATGGTTCCCCGGAACTGCTCGAAGGCCCCGGCCAGCCCCTTCATGCGGGCGTTGGCTACGTCCGCAGCGGCGGAGTCGTTATCTAGGGCGGAGGCCATTGCGTTCCAGCCTTCCTCCCCTTCCGCCAGCAGAATGTTCGCCGCCCGGATCGCGTCAGAGCCGAAGATCGTCGCCAGGGCTTGATTGCGCATTTCCTCTGTGAACTCGCGGGTGACGGTAGAGGTAGAGTCCTGGATGCCCGCCAGCCCTGCGTATTCGGCCTGGGCCGCCGCAAGCTCCCGGTTGAGCCGGTCTACCGCAACGACCTTGTCCTCCTCACTCTGCGCGACACCGGCGAGGCCGCTTTGATAGTCGGCCAGCTTGCGCTGTGTGCGCTCGATGACGCCGCCGAGGTAGTCCATGCGCTCAGCCTGTTCCGCCGTGCGGTTCGAGGTTGTAACCGTGACCGTGCTTGTGCCGTACAAGGCCGCCTGTAGGTCGTTCATAATGTCAGGCAGCGCGCGCATGTTGCCCTCTGCGTCGTACATGCTCACGCCGAGCGATTCGATGGCGGCCCGCGCCTTGTCGGTAGGGGCGGCGAGCCTCATCATCATCGTTTTCAGCGAAGTGCCGGCGTCCGAGCCTTTCAAGCCGTTGTTGCCCAGGATCGCCAGGGCGGTGTTGAGCGTTTCGATGCTCTGGCTGTTGGACGCAAAGACGGCGGACGCCATCTGCATCCCATAGGCGAGATCGGTCACTTCCACGCTGGACGCGTTCGCCGCCGCCGCAAGCAGGTTCGCTACATCGTTGGTGTCCGAGGCTTCCAGCCGGAAAGCGTTGACGGCGTTGGCGGCGATGGTGGCCGCTTCCGCTAGGTCAAGGTTGCCCGCCGCTGCGAGGTCGAGCACCCCGGCGATGGCCTGCCCGGATTCCTCTGCGGTCAGGCCAGCCTTCGCCAACTCCAACATGCCCGCCGCCGCCTCGCTCGCGCTAAAGACGGTATCCGCGCCAAGCTCTAGGGCCTGCGCCTGTAGGGATGCCATCTGCGCCTCGGTCGCCCCGCTGACCTGTTGCATGACGTTCATGGTCTGCTCAAAGTCGGCTGCGCTGGCGATAGCCGCCGTTGCTACGCCGACCAGGGGCAAGGTCACGCCCGCCGTCAGCGCCGATCCCGCACTCTTCATCTTGTCGGCGGCCTTGCCGACCGCGCCCTGCGCCGTGTTGAGGGCGTCCGTCAGCCCGGACACGTTACCGACGATGTTGATCGCCATCGTTGCTATGCTCACCGGCGCACCTTCCAGTCAAAGCCCATGCCGCTAAAGAGGAGGAAGCCGGACAGGGCGAACAGCGGGATAGCGATGAGGATCGCCCCCGTCGCGTTGACGCCGGTTAGCTGGCGCACGTCCGGGGCGAGGAAGAGTAGGCAGCCGACGAACAGCAGGAACCCTAGTAGCCACTGGTTAGAATGGGCGGGCGTCAGCAGGGGTTGATAGGCTGCGGCGAACTCCGCCCGGAGCGTGACCTGTGAGGCGTCGAGCCGCTTTTCTACGCCGCTGATCCGATCCGCCAACCGGCGCTCGACGCCGCGGATCTCGTCACGCAGGGCGGTGGCGGTTTGGTCGAACCTCTCGCCCAGGTTTTCCGTGTCTGCGGCCGTCGCGGGCCGGGACTGTTGGGTGTTGACCTGGTTGACGAGGGTGGCGACAAGCGCCTGCAATTCGGGGTTGCCCGGAACCTCTGCCACCGCGCCCGCCACCAACGCGCCGAGCAGACCGTTGGCCTCTGCCCACCGCACAAGGTTGTGGACGGTTTCGGCTAGGGTCTCACCGCCTGCGATAGCGTCCATGTTGCGATCCAGCCGGACGCGTACCATCTGCTCTAGCGCCGCGTGATCCGGGAACGCGCTAAGGAGGGCATCTGTGAATTGTTTGAACTGGCTGCCGGTCACACGCCGCACGTTTCCCACCTTGCTAGCAAAGGCCGGACGGTTAGCGTCCGGCCAGTGTGTCAGTCGTGGCAGCCGCCCCGCCCCTGCGCCGGGGCGTAGACGCAGGGGCGACCGGAGGAGGGGCGGGGCGCTCCGCGTTCATGTCGTAGACCGCTTCCTCGATGAGCGTCCACAGCAGCCCATCGTTGATCTTGAGGTTCGGGTAGATGGCCTTGAGTTGGGCGATCACCCATTCCCGCTTCTGCGCGCCGGTGTAGCTATTGAGGACCTGTTCGGCGGCCCGCACAACGCTGCGGATGATGCCCCGCTGTTCCGTTGTCCGCACCCGCTTCCAGACGTCGCGGCCGAGGATCAAGAGCACGGCCAGAAGGACGGTGACGAGGGTCGGGCCGACCACGTTCCAGAGGTTGCTAAGGGTTGTCTCCATCTTCGTTCTCCTGTGTTTCTACTCCCATGACTTGCGACAGAAGCTGCTCGTAAGCCGCCACGGTCGAGTGCTTCGCTAGTTGACCATCCCCGGCGCTCTGCCCGAGTCGGCGGCGTTCGCCTTTCGGGTCGTGCCAGGGCAGCAGGTCGAGCAGGCGATCCGGCGTAATCGGCTGCGTGTCTTTGCCGCGCCACTGGTTGACGGTGAAGGTTGCGAGGAAGGCCGCCAGCACGTCGCTGCGCCGATCCCCGATAGGCTCTAGAGCGTCGAAGGCGATCCAGTCCTGAAACTCCTTCTCGCCCATGTGAGCCATCCCCCACGCCACCGAGGGCCAGCCCAGGGCCAGGGCTAGGCGGTGGGCGAACCGTCGCCGGGGCGCGGCTGCAAGTTTTTTGCGGCGGCCTCGCCGTCACTGTCGATCCCGGACAGGCGCTTGGCCGCCTGGAACACACGATCCAGCGCGGTAGAGGACACGTCGCCCAGCGCGTCAACGTCCTCGCGGGTAAAGAGCCGCCGCCCTTCCTCGTCTATGGCGCAGAGGGCCACAAGGCGGGCGCGGGTGTTGCGCAGGTTGACGGTGGGCTTTTTCGGGTTGCGGAAGTCCACCGTTGCGGCCTCGTACTCGTCGCGCTCTTTGGCGGTCAGGCCGCGGACGCGCACCGTCCCGCCCCATTCGGGAACCTCTACGTCCTCTGTAGGCAGGTCGCGGGCGGTCAGGATTGCGTCGCGGGTTAGTAGGTTCGGCATGAGTATCCTTGTGCTCCTTGCACGAAAGACAGGGTTACAGGGTGGCGCGGCTGTTCGTGACCTCGATAGAGAAATACTTGCTGTCGGCGGCGGAGTAGGTCGCGTGCGCCTCAAAGGTCACGCCGACCACATGATCCGTGAAGGTCTTCGGCTCGCTGACCGAGTCGTAGCGGATCGCCGCGTCGATCACCACCTTCTTGCTGGCGCTCGATCCGGTGTAGGAGAGGCGCAGCAGGCGGGCGGTGTTGTCCTCCCATTTGCTGCGCTCGGTCGCTACGAAGCTTGTGCTGCCGTCCTGCTCAAAGGCGTAGGTCAGGGTGAACTTGACCGAGGGGCGGCCCGTCACATAGGCGACCGGGTAGAGCAGCCCGTCACCCATCGGCACATAGGACACGCCGGGGTCAATGGCGATCTGCGCTTCCAGCAGCACGCCGGTCTTTTGGGTAGAGCCGATGGTTCCCCCGGATTCGTCCAGGTAGAGCAGCGTCTTGGAGAACGGCATATCCTCGACGGTGATAGGTGACAGGGAGCCGGTCAGCGCGCCGCTGATCACCCGCGTCCCCATCCACGATCCGCCCATGAGCCACGCTTCGCCCTGCTTGCCGCCGAGCTTGACTTCCTTCATCAGCGCGCCGGGGATGACGCGGTGATCGGCGGTGACGACAGAGTTGCCCACGCGCAGGGTGTAGGGCTTGAGCGTGTTGGCCGATCCGTCTACCGGGTATTCGTAGGTGCGGACGTAGGGGCCAGCCCCGGAGGGTGTAGCCGCCTTGATGCTCGCCTCAAGCAGGTGGGGCAACTGCTCGACGTTGGCCGGGGTGTCGTTGACCGGGAGCGATCCGGCATAGTAGGTATCTACCATGCGATCACTCGACGCGGCGAGGCCAATGTCTTCCTCTACCAACATGCGGGTGCGGTCGTCCTTGAACCCGCCGAACGTGCCGCGCCAGATTTCGGTTGCGGCGACAGCCGTGCCGAGGGTGGTTTCCCGGCCAAGCTGCCCGACGAACATATGATAGCCTGGGTATTGCTTTGCCATCCCTACCCCTCCCCGGCTTCCGCCGTGTCGTTGGTGACGGGCGCATAGAGGGCGATCTGCATCGCCTTTTCGTGCTCCCGGATCGTGTTCCAGTGTTCGGCGGCCTCAGCCGGCGACAGGTCGCGGGCCGGAACCCCCACGATGTAGGCGGTTCCCAGGTAGCGCAGCGCCGGTCGAGCCTTCCCCTTGTCAGCCATATATCCAAACCTCCAGCGGTATGTTCTCCACGATGTAGGTCACGCCGCCCTCGATCACGGCGTTGTCCGTGACGGACAGCTCGGAGTAGCGGAGATCGCTCCACGAGTGGCCTAGCTGGTTCTGCCACACCCAGTTGGCGATCCCTTCCTCGAGGGCGTCTAAGGTGTTCTCTGCGTCTTCCTCTGTCCAGTCGTCGGCGTAGAGGATCACCCACGTTTGCACGGTAAAGCGCATTTGGGTGCGGCCCGTACCGTCAGCGGCCAGGGGCGGGCGTTGGATGCCAGCGGAGAAGATGCGCACGACCGGGCTAAGGCCAGCCGGGATCGCCGCCTGATAGGGATAGACGGCGGCGGCGGTAGAGGCTAAGGCGACCTCTAGGCCAGCGGCGATCTCTTCGCGGACGGCCCTTCTGCTGGCGGCGCTCACGGCTTCGCGTCCTCTACGATGATGTGCGTGTGCGCCTCTACGCCGGAGAATTCCGGCCACGTTGCGGCGGCCACGACGCGGTACTCTTTGGCGCCAAGGATGAGCGTGTCGCCCGCCGCAACGTCATGCTCGCCTACTGTGAAGGTTTCCAGCAGGGCGACCGGCGTTCCGGTCGTAGGCCGCTGCCGGTATTCGTTCGCCCGCTGCGGCTCTACCGGGACGAGGGGCAGGCAGGCGATCCCCGACAGGTGGGCTACCGGGACGCTGCGCTTGCCGCCGACGACGGCGGGCGGGCGCTTGGTGCTGGCGGTGAGGGTCGCTAGGGCTGCAAGCACGCTACACGCTCCACAGGCGCACAACCTTGTCGCCTGTTCCGTCTACCGGGGCGACCAGGAGATCGGCGTGCCGCTTGCCTGCGGCGGCGAGGCGATCCGCTGCGATAGGGCGGAGCATAACGGCGAGGTCGCTGTAGTCCTGTTGCACCATCCCGGCGCGGGTGTCCACCCGCGTGAGGTTGGTCAGAACGGTTTGCAGCAGCCGGGCCTCCGCCAGATCGAGCAGGGCGTCCACCTTGCGCCCGGTGACGGTCGTCAGGTCGGCGTCTGCTACGCTCACCGCGCTGGCGGCCTCTACACCGAGCAGGGACAGCGCCCAGCGGATCGGGTCAACGAAGTCGCCGTTGGCCGCCGACAGGCCCGCCACGTCGAGGTAGTTGGCGCACCGCCGCTGTAGGATGAGGTTGCAGTCGTCCACCGTCAGGGCCATCGGTCTACCCTACCTTCTCCCGGATCAGCGCCACAGCCTTCGCCCCGATCCCCTTGACGGCAAGAAGATCGTCATCTGCAGTGGCCCGCACAGCTTCCGGCGTGTCGTACCCGGCGAGGCGCAGCAGGCGCACCAGGGCGGTGTTGAGGCCGCCCCAGGGATCGATCTCTGACCCGACCGGCCCGCCGTCTGCGTTGTCCGGGTTGACGCGGAACGCCTCGACCCCGCCGCCCTCAATGTCATTCAATGACATTGAGGGCGTGAGGGGAACGGGATCGGGGTCCGGCCCAGCGTATTCCAGTTTGTCGGCAAAGCCAGCAGCTTCTGTGACGGTAAGCTGCACCATGTCGCCGGGTCCGTACTCTTTGCGTGCGCCGTGCCTGTAGCCGGGGCGCACCCTGTAGATCGGCATTGCGATCCTCCCTAGTCGTTGCGGTAGGTGCTGACGGCGGTCGCCGTGGCGATCCCGGTGGCTTCCAGCTTGAGGCGCATGCCCGCGCCCATGACCGGAACCCGCAGGGCCTTCGCCCCGTCAGCCGTGAATACCCGCTGATAGGGCTGTTGGGCGATCCCGTCGCTGCCGTCTACGAAGTCAAACTCTGCATCGGCCCACAGGTCGAAGTCGGGCGAGAATTGCACGGTGACAGTCAGCGTGCCGGTTTCGACCTGTGTCGAAAGGAACACGTCTGCGCTGTGCCACTCCGCGACCCGGGCCGCGTCCGCGCCGCCCGCTTGCAGGTTCGGCGCAAGGGTGTACTCGGTTGTGCCGCTGATCCGGTTGCTCTCGGTCAGCGTGTAGGTGGCGATCCGGGCCACCGTACCGGCGTCGGGTGCGCCGGGGCTTTGCCCATAAGCGGCCAGGAACAGCGCCAGCACCGTGAGCAGCGCCAGCGCGGTTCCGTAAGCCAAGCTCGATCTATTCATGGCGTCCTCCGCCTACGCGCCGGTCGCGTGCACGATCCCGGACTTGCCATCGTAGCGCGCCTTAATGGCAGGGCCGCCGATGGCGAGAACCTTGAAATGGGCGGTCATGCCGTCGCCGGACACCCATTCGCGGGTCTGAATGTCAAGCGCCTCATTCCACTCGACCACTTCCGGCGACATTTCGACCAGGAGCAGATCGCCGTCTGTCAGGCGGGGCAACATGCGGAACCCGGCGATTTCAGGCATGGCGCGGATGCGGTCGGCGGGGGTCTGCCCGCTGCCGTCCGTGTAGTAGGTGTGCGCCGCCTGCTGATACTGCGTCTTGGCTGCGAACAGCATGTAGGGGCCATAGTGGTCATCGTTGACGGCGGCCTGGATCATGCCGCTGACGGTGGGCAGGACGTTCGTCGCCGTCCCCCAGTCGCCGCCCGTGTAGTTGCCGACCGTGTCGGTGTTGCGGCTGGGGTGGGTGCGCAGGCCATAGAGGGCGCGGCCCGCGAGCACCACGTCTGCGCCGTTGAGGAGAATGTCTTCCATCTTCTCCGCGACGACGCGGGCGGCGGCGGCGGCGGTGGTCGTGTCCAGCGGCGATCCCATGAGCCGGGAGGCCGCGAGGGTGCGCGCGTCGATAGTGAAGTCCTTGAAGATGACGGGGATCGGCGCGCCGGACAGCTTGAGGTCGGGCAGGTCGAGGCTGCGGCTTTGGCCGGTCATGCTGACCTCTGCGCCGGACACTTCGCTCTGCGTGTACCACTCGCGCGTCATGGCGCCAATGCTGCCCATCTGGACGACGAGGCCACGGCTGCGAAGCTCATTCACGGCGATCAGGGGCGGGACCGCCGCCCGGATGACCGCGCTATCCACCGTGACCCACTCCTTCTCTTGGAGCATGGAGTTGAGGACGAGGCCGCGTGCGGTGACGATCTGCGGGGTGCGGCGGCTGTTGGCCTTGATCTCGCCGTCCTCGACCAGGGGGCGGCTGCCCACGACTGAATCAAAGACGCGGGGATCGTCAGCGGCGAGCGCCTGCAAGGTTGTAAAACTCACTTCGGACATTGTCGTTGTCTCCCTAGAATCTGCTGCGGTGTCGTGTATCGTCGGTGCAGGTGCGGGCTAGAACATGCGAACCTTGATGCGCGCCGTCGCTGCCGTGGTCGTAACCGCTTCTTCGGCTACGCCGATCACCTTCTGATCGGTGTTGGTGGACTCAACGCTGACTTCGCCCTTCGTGCCGGACGTAGCCAGGATCGAGCCGATAGAGGCGACCTGTGAAACGCTCAAGATGAGGTAGAGCAGATCGCCGGGCTGGGCGTAGATGTAGCTGACGGTGTCGCCGCTGTCGTACGCGGTGTCAATGGCGGGGTTGGCGGTGTCGTCGCTCTGCCAAGCGGCCTCGACGGCCACCATGCGGGCGTTCGCCTTGTCCGCCGTGTCGAGCATTTCCACGGTGGTCGCAGACGCGAGCTGGATCAAGTGACCGGGCAGGATACCGGCCTCCGCCGCTTTCTTGTCGTTGTAGACCGGGCGATCCGCACTGTTGAGTTGCAGAACGACGGTTGCGGGAGTGCTTCGGGCCATTGTGACGTTCTCCTTAGATGCGCTGTGCGCGGCTAGAGCATAGGGTTGCGGTTGACTTAGTTGACCTGTGCGTAGGTGGACGGTGCGGCCAGCGGTGCGTAGACAGGTTCACGCCGGCTGGCGGCGGCGTTGGCCCGCCCGCTGTAGTCGGCGGGGCGCAGGCTGCGCTCAAGCTTTTCCAGTTGGGCGGTGGGCATGGCGGCCAGCTCGTCGGCGTCGAAGGCGCAAGCCTTGTTCGCCGTCAGGCGTTCGATGAGGCCGCCGCGGTGGGCGTCGTTGTTGGCCTTGAGGGTTTCCAGCATGCCCCGCACGGCTTCCGGGCCGCCCATCTCTTGCACCAGATAGTTGAGGTCGAGCAGGTTCAGCAGCGTGTTGCGTAGGGCGTCCGGCCCGCCGTTCTCCTTGACGAGCTTGGCGACCTCATTCCAGCCCTCGCCGTCCATGGCGTTCGCGGCCGTGACGACCGGCTCATCCTCACAGGCGCAGGCGTCAGTGTTGGCGACGACGACGGTTCCCTGCGCCTCGTCTGCAAGGGTCACAATGTCCGGCAGAGGGGATTCCACCGGGGCGGTCGTCGCCTCCTCTTGCCCGTCATCGGCTGCCGGTTCGATGACGGCGCGTTCTTCGGTATTCTCTTCCATGCGGTGATCTCCTTGAACCTTGTTGCTGCGGGGCGTGCCGCACCCGTCGCGCCAGGAGCACGCGCCGATCTCGTCGGGGAGGACGGCGATGTGATCCGGCGCAACGCCGCGCTGCACACCGTTGTACCGCTTGCCGTTGACCACGCCCTGCCCCGGATAGACGACACAGGTGTAGGCGGTGGACACTTCCATAGGCTGTTCGGCTTCCAGCCGCCGCACAACCTCTGTTGCCTTGCCGCCCAGGGCGGCGGCCTTGTCAAGATCGATCCACAGATCGACCTTGAGCCGGTCTACATCGAAGCGGGCGGCCTCTACATGGCCGATGACCTCACGCGCCATCACGTCAGGCAGGCGGGCGGACACGTATTCGCCGTTGCGCTGCGGGTGGCCGATAGGAACCGGCACACCGTTCCAGCCCTGGACAGACGCTGCGATCTCGTCGGCGGGGAGGAACTCGCCATTGAGGACGCCGGACACGACCGCCACACAGGGGGCGACGAGGTAGTTGATCCCCTTGACCGTTCGCTGTTCCAGGTTCGCCCGCAGGCGCAGGCTTGTGTGTCGGTAGGTCATAGCCGCAAAAGAAAACGGCGCAGCGGGCGTGTAGCCCATCTGCGCCGTGAGAACTCCTTGAGTGTCCTGGCTTGTCTCGGTTGTGCTTGGTATAACGGGCCGGGTAGTCGCCTCATCCCCCGGTCAGAGGCGACCGTGGCCCCGGCCCGGTTATGCAAGGGATGGTAGCAGAGTTTTGCGCCCTTGTCAATCCGTTACATGCAACGAGTTTACACATTCCGCTAACGCCCCCACAGCCCGCCAGAGGGCCGCAGGGCGATTCGGGGTAAAAGCATACGCAGCGCAGCGCAGCGCCCAGCAGCGGCCCAGGATGCGCCCCAGGCGGCCTATTAGCGTTCCACGCGCCCCGCAGATTCTACCGACCAATCGCAAGAGTCGTCGCCTACTGTCAGCACGACGATGTAGCGGCCTTCCGGTAGGGTGCTGACGCGGCGGAGGAACCGGCTCCACCGGGCGGGGATGCTGACCACGGTGCGGAGGGACGGCGCGTCGCCGGGGCGGGCGCTGCGGTGTTGGGGGTTATCGGGCTGCATCGGTGAGTACCTTCCTCATGTGCGTCTGGTAACGCTGCTCTATGCGGCGGGCCGCCTGCCCGGTGGTGCGCCAGCCGGTTTGCCGGTGGTAGGGACGCTGACGCTCGTCGTCTTGGACATAGGGGCTGTAGGGGACGGGGTTGGTTAGCTTGACCTCTGCCTCGTCGCCCCGGATTTTGGTCGTGTACTTCCAGCCGCGCCCTAGCGTGCCGGTGCGCGGGCGGCGCGTGTTGCGCGGCGGCGGATACTTCTGTAGGTAGGTCTTGCCCTCGTCGGCGGCCTTGCGCACCGGATCGGTGTAGGTGCGCCGGATGCGATCCCGGCGTTCGCCTAGCGCGCGCTGCACCTGTGCGTCGTCTACTGTGACTTTGAACCTGATCCCGGTCCCGGCTGCGGCGGCCATCAGTCGGCCCCTTCCTCTGCCGGTTCCTCTACCGACTCGGGCGCGGGGTCAGTGTCATCTAATGACATTGACGGTGGGGCGGGCGGTGGGGCGGGCGGTGGGGCGGGCGGCTCATCTTCCAGGATGGGGATCGAGGCCAGCCCCGGCGTCACCGCCTCAAGCAGCGGTTTCGGTTCCAGGCGAACGGACAGCTTCTGCAAAGCGGTGGCCACCAGATCGAGCGTGCGGGCCTGCGCTTCCGTGTCCACGTCGCTAAGGGGCGGCCAGCGGAAACAGAAGTCACCGCTGCTGGGCCGGGGCAGCACCCCGGCATAGATGAGGCGGCGGATCGTCGGGCGCAGGATCATCGGCCCCGCAAAGTTGGCTTGCCGGGTTTCGATCTGCTTTGTCCAGTTGCCCTCGTCTTGGGTAGAGGCGAGCTCGCCCCGTTCGCTGCCCATGAGGATGCGGCGCGGGATGCCGGTGGTTGCGGCGAGGAAGTCGAGGTTGACGTTGACGAGGCCGGTCGGATCGCTGACCGCGCCGCCCAGCGTCTTAACGTCCATGCCCTCTACCAGTAGCATCCGATCCAGGTTGTGAGCGAAGTCATCCAGCCGATCCTCAAGCGCCTCCATATCGGCGTCGGCGGCGGGTAGCTTGTGGCCGGGTTGGGTGGTAAACATATGCCCTGCGTCGAGCAGCTTCCAGGCGGCCTCGGCGGAACCGGCGAGGATTTTCAGCAGGTCAAAGAGGCGGTTCCACACAGCCTCGAGGCGCGGCGTGCCGAACACGTCATCGGCCCCGACTTCTTCGGCTACGTGAATGAGGCGCGTCCAGTGGACGACGCGCGCCTCTGCGCCCTCGCCAGCGGCTAGGTTGACTTTGTAGGATTCGGGCAGGCCAAAGCGGGGATCGGTTTCGTCTGTGATCCAGGTGTTGATCCGCGCGTCGTCCTCATCGAAGACGGACAGATAGAGCAGGCCGCCGATCCCGGCGCTCCCCGGCTCTACCGGATCGGACAGCGGCGCGCCGTCGCGCAGGCCCAGCAGCAGGCAGGCGTAGCGGCCTACGCCGCACAGAACGTCCACGCGGTGAAGGTAGTGGAGCACGCCCTTGCTGGCGTCGGCGTCATCCAGGACGCCGATCTCTTGGGCGATCCGCCGCCACTCCTTAGCGAAGCGGGTGCGGTCGCTGCCCTTGTCAACGGTCAGCCCGTCGAGCACGTCAGGCGCCACGCGCCAGGTCTCATCCGGCTTTGCCCGGACAATGCGGCGGGCAATGTCCTGTCGCCTGTAGGCTTCCCGGTATTGGCGGGTGGTGATGCTCTGCGGGTAGCCTGCGCTGCGGAATATGTCACGGTCGCCGCCGTAAGCTACGCCCAGGAGCGAGGCCAGTTCCGGGCTGCGCCGGGTTTGGGCAAAGACGCGCAGCTTGTCGCTGACCTCTGCGAGCTTGCCGTTGATGCGATCCTGGCGGGTGTCTTCCACTTAGAACCTCCTGCGCCGTGAGGTGGCGCGAACAGTGTCGGCCTCTATGTCGAGCATGAGGGCGGTCAGGCCCCACACGGCGGCGTCCAGGCGGTTAGGCGAGAACGTCCCCGGAACCCACTGGCATAGCTCATCTTCCAGCTTGGCGTGTGTGCCTAGATGGTGAATGCGTCCCTGTTCGTAGAGGGCGGAGACAGGTTCGGCGCGGGCGACCTTGCTCTTGCTGGCGTGAACCTTCCGCACCGGGACCAGCGGATCGACGGTGCGGATCGTCTGCTCGACCATGTCGCCGCCCTGGTTGATCTCGGCTACGATCTCATTGGCCTCGTATTCGTGGTATGCCCATACTGCCTTCTGCGCCCACTCGATAGGTAGACCGTGCAGGCTGTGATCGGCCAGGACATAGCCGTGATCGTTCTCGCCTAGCCCGGACACGACGATCCCGGTCAGCGCGCCCTCGGCCTCTGCGGACGCCATCGGATCGACGGACACGACCACGCGCTTGAGGGGCGGGTGCTGCTCTACCCGGTTGCGGTCGAGCAGGGCGTATGACCACAGCGCGCCCTCTACGTCCTCAAGCACTTCGGCTAGAAGCTCCTGGCGGCCTAAGCGCGTACCCTCAAACTGCCCGACGATCCGGCGAAAGAATTCGGGGGCGAGGTTGTCCCGGTTCTCGTAGGTGCTGCCCCGCGTGACGACCGTGTTGGGATCGGTGATGAGGCGCTTGATGATCGGGATCGGGCGCGGCGTCGTGGCGATCACGCACTTGGGTGAGGTTCCTAGCCGCAGGCCAAAGAGCAGCATGTTCCAGGTTTCTTCTACGTGCTCCCATGCTGCGAGCTCGTCAACGATGGCCCAATGAAACTGCGGCCCGCGCAGGCGGGCGGGCGTTTCGGCGGAGAAGGTCAGCGCCGTTGTGCCGTTGTACCATTTCAGGGTGCGGCTGCTGTAGCGCGGGCGCAGGATCGGATCGGCCACGGTTAACAGTCCAGACTCGCCGTGCAGGAGCACGTCGCGGACGTCGGCATTGGTAGAGGCGACGATAGCGCCGCGCGTGCCGGGATGGTGTAGGGCCATCCATTGACCCCACTCGACCAGGGTGCGCGTCTTGCCCCACCCTCTCCCGGCGAGCATGAGCCAGAAGGCCCAATCGTCGCCCTCCGGTGGGCGCTGCGTAAGGCGGGCGTCTGTATCAAACCATCCCGGCCCGATGATGCGCTGGCGGCGACGGCGCTCAAGTTCAGCCTCCGCCTGGGCTTTCGATGACGGCAAGAAGTTCCTCGTCAGTCAGCTTGGTCACGTCGAGTTGCACCGGGCCGCCGCCCTTGCCGGTGATCTCGTTGCGCGCCGGGGCGTCTAAGCCTAGCAGCTTGCGGAGATCGCCCATCGCGCCGCGCGCCGCCTCTAGGTAGCGGGGATTGCCGTCCTGATCCTCGGTCTGGATCGTCATCTCTTCTTCCGGCTGCCCGCGCCCGAAGCGGTTGGGCCGGTTGAGGGTGCGCTTGGCGACGGACTTCTGCGCCTCTTTGGACTTGTGCCAAGCTTGCAGGGCCTCGTCTGCGATGTATTGCAGTTGGCCGATCTGCGCCAACTTGACCTCTGCGACATCTTCTTCCAGGTGGGCGACGGCGCGCTTAGTGAGCCGGGTCAGCATCTTGCTGACGGTGGATCGCTCTAGCCCTAACTCTGCGGCGATCCGTTCGTGGGTGTATCCCTGCCGCCGAAAGGCCCACACCTGGGCCTCGCGCTCGGCTAGAACCTCTTTAGGCACTCCGCCCGTCGTGTTGTGCCGACCCATGCCGTGAATCTCCTACTGTGAAACTACAGCCTCCGCCGTGACGATCTGCGCGTCCTCGATGAGGGGCAGCGCGTCGCGGGCGGCCAGGGTGTCGGGCGGCGGCGGAGCGATGGCGCCACGCCGCTGCAAGATGTAGGTTGCGATCTGGATGGCGAACAGGAAGGGATACCAGACGAACAGCGCCGTCCACAGGTCGAGCAGGCCCAGCGGGGCGACGAACAGCCATGCGAACCCGCCCAGGATGCCCAGGGCGTTGCCCAGGTTGCGGCCCGCCGTCAACTGCAAACCGGCTGTGCAACTGTCGAGGGTAGAGAATGAGGCGAAGAAGATCGCGGCAAAGAGGACGCCGGTTGCGAGGGGCGTCAGGCCCATGAAGGCGATCCCGGCGACACAGGTCAGGTAGACGGCGAACATACCGAACCCCCACCAGTAGGGGCGCATGTCCTTAGCGTAGGCGGCCCGATGCCAGAACGTCCCGTCGAGGAAGGGGTTGCTAAGGAGCAGGGGAACCGTCCACAGGCCAAGAATCCAGCCGCGCAGGTCGGTGTAGGACCCCCATTTCAGATCGGGCCGGATCGTCAGCCCGCCGTGTTCGTAGATGACCAGGGCCAGCATGAGGACGACCGCGCCAAGCTCAAAGGCCCATTGCACGCGGTCGGACACGACAGACCACCGGATACCACCGGCGTAGGTTGCCAGCCAGACAAGGCCCAGGGTGAGGATCGGGAGGGCGACCAGTTCGCCGTGTTGGAGCCAGGGGAACCAACCTGTGTCCTCTGCGGCGGTAAGGACGCCGGTCATGTTGAACCAGATTGTAAAGAGTAGCATCAGGCTCATCAGCGCCCGCATGGGCAGCCGGCGCGTCTGATCCCACAGGGCGGGCCAGCGGCGCGACACCCAGCCGAAGAAGGGGATCGCTGCGATGTTGGCGGTGAACCAGACAAAGAAGGGGATGATCCCGGCCTCGGAGAGAATGCCGATGCCGACGAGCATAGCCGCCGCCCACGTCCACGACGCGGCGAACGACACGCCCAAGAGCCAGTCAGGGAAAGCCTTGTGTTGGGTGTTGGTGGTCACTGTTCGATCCCTAGCTTCTGCTTGCACATGCGGACAAGCTCGGTGGCCGCTTCCGGCCCGAGTGCGGCGTCCACGATCCGCGCCTCGTCTTCCATGAAGATGTAGATGCGCCGCGCCATAGTGGGCGGTTTGGCGGCGGGAGTGGGGGCGGGTGCGCCCGCCTGGGCCGGGGCGTTGCCGAACGCTGTGCCGGGGACGATCCCGGCTGTCGGCCGCGTCTCAACGGCTACAGGTGTAGAGGCGGCCTTACTGACGGACTGCGCCTGTGAACCGTCAGCCTCGGCCCAGGACTGGACTTGGCCGGGGAGGGTTTGGCGCGGCTCCCAGGCCAGGGACGGTTGATCGCCGGGGAAGTGATCGAGGATCGATTCGCCGTAAGACAGAAGGCGCTCGGCTTCCTCGTCGCTCATGTCGAGGCCCTCCATCGCCGCCTGTAGGCCGCCCATTGCCTCAAGCTCCCGGAACATCTGCGCGGCAAGCTCGATGTCGTCGTGGCCGCGCGCTTTGTTGTGCCGCTGGGTAGAGATGCGCCGCTGGATTTCGTCTTTGTCCAGCACCTTGACCGGGATGATGAGGTCGGGATCGATCAGCTCGTCGCGGCGGGCGCGGGCCTCTTTGGTCGTGGTGAGCGTGACCGGCTGCCCGGACTTGGCGAGGTGGTTGAGGACGATAGCGGCTGTCCAACGGTGCTCCCCGTCAATGATGGAGCGATCCGTGTTGACGATCACGGCGTCTGTGAATCCGTCTTCCACGATGCTGCGGCAGAGCATGAGAAATTCTTCGTCGTTCTGCCGGTTCGGGTTGTACTTGTTGGGCCGGACAGAGGCGACGGATGCCTGCTCGTCGGTGATGATATTGAGTGCGGCGAGGAGAGGTTTGTTGCTCACTTGCGGGGCCTTCCTTTCAGGCGGTCGAGGGTCTTGTTGACCAACATGCGCTCTTGCCGGTCGCCACGGGCGCAGGCGCGGGCGATCTGCTTCCAGCTAATAGAGCACTCGGAACACTTCTTGTCGTCGGGCATGGGGTCGGACGTGTGGCGGGCGTGCGCGTCGAGCATCTTCTGAACGTAGGCGAACATCTGCTCGCGGTCGGCCTCGCTGCCCAGCGCGTTGAGGTAGCGGGTGGCGGCGTCCCTCCACGTTTCGCCGGGGTAACGCTCGACCGCGTGCAGCGCCCCGCCATAGATGGCGACGGCGTGCGCGCCCCGGACGCGGCGGCGGACGAGGGGCCAGAAGTCGCGCCAGTAGAGCATGACTTGGCGAAGGTTCATAGCCGCCTCCGCGTGAAACAGCGGGGCGACCCGGGTGGTGGCCGGTGTGCCACCGGCGCGCCACAGCTTGTCATAGGCCCGGTTGTAGTCCCAGCCGTTCTCCTTGATGGCGAGCCATATGTCCGGGGCCTTCCAGTCGTAGATCGGGCGGACGGTATGGATGCCCTTCTCTGCCTTTGAGATAAAGTCGCCGCTGCTCATCAGCCCGGAATAGCGCACATAGGATTCTTGGGTGCGCAGGCCGACCACGTTGGCGATCTTGCCGTACTTCTTCCGGGCCTCTTTGTCGGCGGCGAACAGTTCGTACATGAGGCGCTTGGGGATGCTCGGCGGGACGCGCCAGGTGGTCATCAGGGGCAGCCCGTTCTCGTCAAAGCCAGCCGGCCAGATGGCTTCCGGGGGCGGTACGTGGGTCCACACGTCACGCTTGGCGGGGTCGAAGGGGATGAAGTCGGGTTCCTTCTCGCTACAGGCGTTGCGGTAGAGCGAGGGGACGCAGCACCAGTACAATTCGATTTCCGGATCGGCCATGTGCCTGTAGGCCAGATCGAGGGTTTCCGGGTAGATTACTTCTTCGTCTAGGAACAGAACCTTGATCGGGAGCTTTCCGGCGTCGCGGGCAGCCTCGCGGGCCAGCTCTAGGCAGACGGAAGAATCCTTGCCGCCCGACCAGGACACGACCACAGTCTCAAAGACTTCATAGACATAGGCCATGCGCTGGCGGGCGGCGGTAAAAACGTCTGTTTCAAGCTCCTGGCGGTACTTGCGTCCGGCTGTGCGTAGTTCGCCCTCAAGCGTCCTCATGTGCGGCCTCCACGGTGATGATGATCGGCTGTGACAGGCGGCGGTACTCCATGAGGGCCGCCGCCTCCGCCGTTGCGCTCATAGGCAGGTCAAGGGTCAGCCGGATCGTGTTCTCTGCGGTTGTCGTTACCCGGTAGACGGCGGCCACGGCGCGGAACGTGCCTTCCGGGGTGGGTTGTGGGGGCATAGCGGAACCTCTGTGCCGGGGGGTAAAAGAAAAGCCGCAGCCATCCTGCGGCTGCGGCCCC